AGCCCTATACGCGAGTTGGTGTCCTTGATGTCCGTCTTGAGTTCTGACAATTTCCCTTTCAGTAAAACGTTCATATCCGAGAAAATCTCAATGTCCAAGACATCCTCTACCACCTTGCGCCTATCCGCCGGAGTCATCTGCATGAACGAATCGTAACGCGCACCGAGAATGACCACAGAACAAAAACTCTTGTAGTTCATCTTGAGAATGGATGTCTCAAAGTGATTCTGGAAATCCTTTGCACTCGCATTCTTGTCAAGTGCCATGTCATTACACGATATGTCAAAGACGGCAGGTTTCAATCCACGACGAACCGTGTAGTTTTTCTTGCCAATGGAAAACTTCAATTCGACTACGCAATCCTTCTGGTTCACGCTATTCACCAATGCAGGCTTATTGATGTTGCGATATGCCTTGCCGAATAGTGCAAATGTCAATGCGTCCAACAGGGTAGACTTGCCGCTTCCGTTCTTGCCAATAATCAGCGTGTTCTTCTTGCTATTCAAATTGTATTCTGTAAACGTGTTTCCACTCGAAAGAAAATTCTTGTATTTGAGTGTTTTAAATACGATCAATTCTCTTCCTCCTTATTTGTCTTATTGGTTCAAAATAAAATCAGTATCACTCAACAACATGACGAGCAGGGCCATACGAATATATAGGCCGTTCTCTACCTGTCTGAAATATGCCGCTCTCGGGTCATTGTCCACTTCGGGCAACAATTCATTTACCCTTGGAAGTGGATGAAGAATTCGTGCATCGGGTTTCATCAGTTTCAATAAATCAGCATCAACACGATACTCGGCTTGCCTATGATATTTCTGATACAACGCAAAATCGTTTTGGTCGAATCGTTCCTTCTGTAGTCGTGTCTGATATATCACATCGACCTTTGGTGCAACATCTTTCAGGTCTGCACTAATGGTCAAGGGAATATCTTTTTCGGCAACATGGAGCAGGAGTTCTCGCTTCAGCTTGACGAACTCAGGAGATACCAAATACAGATGACCAATGTCCTTGTATTGTGCCAAGAGATATAGCAAAGAATGAATGGTCCGACTGTGTGCCAAGTCACCAACCAATGCAATGCTCTTTCCATTCACTCCACCACATTCTCGGCGTATGGTATACAGGTCAATGAGTGCCTGTGTCGGATGCTGGCCCTCTCCATCCCCGGCATTGATGATGGGTGTATCCGGGCAAACCAATGCAGCCGCTTCGGCGGCACCCTCCTGTGAATGTCGAAGGACAATCACATCCGAATAGGCAGCAACCGTGCGAACAGAATCTTCAAGCCGTTCTCCCTTTGCTGCCGAAGAGAAATTTGTTGCGCTCTCTGTGGAGATAACATCCCCGCCCAACTTTTTCATTGCTGCCTCAAACGAAAATCGTGTGCGAGTGGACGGTTCATAGAAAAGCGTTGACATGAGAAACCCTGAGTTTCTGAGCATGGGAATCGGATTGTCTCGTATCTTGTCTGTCACCTCAAAGATTCGCTTTAGTGTTTTCTTGTCAAATTGCTGTGCCTTCAAAACGTGTTTCATGTCTTCTCTCATTATAACGATTTCCTTTTTATGCGTTTGAAATTGCCTCTTCAAATAACGATCTCATCAACCCCTTGACCTCATCCTTATTGTCATAGGGCGCTTGCTCCACATAGTCATTCAGAATTTCAAGCGTGGATTTTGATTCGATATGCTCTAGTGCCACATCATCACTATTCAATACGTCCGTATTGTCAATGATTTGTAAATGCCAAGGGTCTGCCGCTTCCATCTCTATGACGAACTTGTCGAAGATATACTGGTCATTTATTTCATTTGCAATAACCTTGACTGCCCTTCGTGTATACTCCGAGAAGTCAACCTTCCCGGCAAGAAATTCATCCTCTACATCTGCATCATAGAACACCTTGGAAAACATCTTGAGTGGATTGGGCACAAATTCCAATTCGAGCGTGTCTGTATCGAACACATGGAATCCACGCTCTTCTCCATAGTCAATCCATGTCTGTTCAAATGGGCTACCCAAATACCACACGTTGTCTATATGTGACCGTGTGTGAAAATGCCCGGAAAACACCATGTCGAATCGCCCGAAGACTTTTCTGTCCATGCCATCCATTGACACCGAACCCTTTGCAAACGGAAACCCAACAAGATTCAAATGACCAAAGACAATCTTGGCCCGTGAGTTTTTGATGCACTTGATGGTGTCGTCCTCGTTTCCCGAATTAATCCAAGGCACCATGAGAACGTTCAGACCATCGAAAGAAACTTCGGTTGCCTCTTCATATACGTCAATGCCATCATTGAACAGGCAGTCCATTGAATTGACACGATTGGTATTCTTGTAGTAGGTGTCATGGTTGCCAATGATAATGGAAAGGTCATACTCGTATCGCATTTTGTCAATGACCTTCTTGAACCGATGCAATGTCTTGTAACTAATCCACTTGCGCCTGTCCGTCACATCTCCAAGATGGATAATGGACTTGATCTTGTGCTTCTCCAAATACGGAAAGAATTGCTCATACCAAAACCTCTCTTGATACGCCGCAAAGGTATCGCTGTCTCCGCGAATCCCTGCATGAGTATCTGTCACCAATGCGATTTTCATATTACACATCCTCCGGCTTCACGTTTGTTGCATACTGTAGAAGGTTGTTCGCTGCCACCGCTGCCTTCTTTTTCTTTTTAACTCCTCGCTTATGTTTAATTTCTTTTTTCTTTTGTACAGAATCCTCAAAGGTTCCAATAAACTCACTCATATTGTCATATAATTTTGTAAATCCAATACTGGTGGCTCCGTTCTTTTGATGTTCGTTGTTATGTTCGTTTAATATTTCTATTATTTGAGAATTTTCTAATGATTTATATTTGACATAAAGCTGCTTCTTTTCTTTTTGTATTCTTCGCAAGAACGCATAATATATAATTTGAGTAAAATAGGCAAATGGATTCTTTGACTTTTCTGGATCAAAATTATGAATATACTGAATGCAATTTTCTATGCCATCTGAAATCATGTCTTCTCGAAATGCATAATTAATGAAATTTGATTTATAAGAGAGCCTGTTGGCAATGCTCATAAAGATTTTTCCAATGTCATCGGGAACTGTTGGCAGTTCCTTTCCTGCCTCTTTGGCTTCTTTTGTTGCAGCCTTAAATTCAATCATATATTGAAGAAATTGTTTGTTGTCTACATAATGTTCTGGTTTCTCCCTGCTCATACAAGACTCCCTTTATTTTTTGATGCTGTTGCTTTTGGTAATTTTACGTTATATGATTTTACCTTGAACTTCTCTGATTTGTAGATGTCGAACCTCTCTTGGTAGTGACGAAGAGCAAAGTTTCTTGTCTTTCGGCCACACGACAGGTCATCTACAATATCATACAGGATTGCCTGTTCGTCCTCGTCCTCCCCCAACCTTCTCAATGCTCGCCCAATGCTCTGCAATGTTCTGATGCGCGACTTGCCGGGATGAACAAAGACCACATTGTTGAGTCGTTTGATGTTGATACCCGTAGAGTAGACACCAACGGATGCAATGATGATTGCATTTTCTTCTTGTTCTACCTGCGAGCGAACTGCCTCCCGGTCGTTGACATTCGTACCCCCATGCACAAAAAAGACCTTTCGACCATCAATGTTTATCATGTCGAACAACGGGACACCATGCTTTTCTATATAGTTGAACAAGACGAGCGTGTTTCCTTCAAGACTCAGAACCAGATTCTTGATGAACCTGTTTCGCGAATCGCTGCCTACAAGATAATCAATTTCCTCTTGGTATTTTAGTTTGGACGACACCTTCTCTTCGTGTTTTAATATAATTGCCTTGACAATGAAATCCGAAAGCACCTTTTCGTCAATGAGCTTCTTGGTTCCAATGACCTTTCGGACTGGCCCGAGCAACCCTTCGATGACCAATTTGTTTGTCTGCATTCCATCCAAGGTTCCTGTCGTGCCGAAACGATATTTGACATTGGGTGTCTTTGTCAGAATACCCATGAGCGATTTGGCTTTTACTCCATGACACTCATCGACCACCACCATTCCGAACTGTTCAAAATAATCCTTGCGGAGACGAAAGAGCGACTGCCATGTCGAAATCACAATAGGGCATTCGGTTTCCTTTGGTCGGCCCGACATGATTTGATGAATACCAATATCCGAAGGCATATTATAGTCGGCAAAGTCCTGGGACATCTGTGCCACCAATGATGTGGTCGGAACAATGATAAGAATCTTCTTGTTCTGTGCCTCCATATAGAACCGAGTGAGCAGATAAATCATAAGGCTCTTGCCGGAACCCGTAGGCGAAAGCAAGAGCATCCTCCGCTTTCGGACTGCTGCCACAAACGCATCCACTTGGTAATTTCTTGGTGTGTATTTGGAAGGAATCCCCAGAGTTTCAATGAACTCGACTGCCTCATGGACAGAAAAGTTCTCGTCTGCATCAGATTCTACGTCTTCATACTCTACAACATAATCTCGCTCTTCGGCAAATGCATTAATATATGACACCAGCCCGGCATAGATGGTTCCATCCTGTATGTTAAAAAGTCTGATCTTCCCATCCCATGTGCCATGCCTATAGGCCGGCATGAACCGATAGCCCGGAACCTCAAATGTGAAATGGTCTGACAATTCACGGAGGGCAGAGCGTTCGTCTGAGCGGACACGAAGATAGACTTCGTTCAGTTTCTGGACTTTGAGTATATCCATGTGGGTGTGTAGTTCTTTTAACCGTTGATTCCGTTCGTGAACTGCTTCCACTTGATCGCATTGGTGATCTGAAAACTGCGATTGTTGATGCTACTGATAATAGAATTCAACAGGGCACACTTTTCTCGCTGGTCGCCAATCATGACCAAGTTTTGAATAACATCCGGGTCGCCTTCGATATACTTTGGAACATCTCCCTTGAGAATCTTGAGAGTCGGCGGTTTCCAATTTCGTTCTTCAAGGTCTTCTTCACACATCTTCCCAGAGTAATATTCGTGCTTGTCCTTCTCCAGCATCTTGTGGGTGAACATCATTCGGTTGAGGATGCGATTCTCATCGTTCATAATTTTCATGTATTTGGAATGTAGCTGGGGAATCTTGAGGCTTTCAAGGTCAAGCTCCAGATCGTCAATCTTGGAATCCACATCCCAGAGTTCATGAATCATTTCTAACGTGAATGGTTTTTCTTCAAGAGTTGTCATGTTTTAAATATACCTTTCATTTTCAATATAATATATGTGAAATTGCTATTTTATTTAAAACTCCAGTTTTATTTAAAATCCAGCCCCAGCCTGGAGTCCTCTCACACATGGGGCCTATTATAATCACCAAACAAGAGGTGTCAAGCCCAAACTCAAATTTTTTCGTAGGTATATGTCAGATACCTGAAGGTTGCCGATGCCTTGATTCCTTCAATATCGGCAGATGCCGAATCAAATAAAACTTCTGATAAATTAGTTGGAAATAGGTCTTTAAATATAATTTGATAATTGGGGTTCATATTTGAATTCAGGACGGTGAGCGTTGCATCTGAATAAATGTGCTTTTCCTTTTGGGCGTCATATTCTGGATATTCGTGAGGGAATCCCAGGCCAGCCATCCAGTCATAGAGTTCCTTCCAATTCTGAAGGTCTTCGTCCACAAGAAACTGAATGTTCAATGGGTCAAAAACAAGGGTGTCTCCGGGGACTGCCGTCTGAAGAAATGGGGTAGGCTGGGGGGCTTCACCAAGAGTGATTCCGGGGAGGTTTACCGAAGTCAGAAACCAATTGGTGTTCGGAAGCACTTCAATATAAAATCGAAACCCTACAGGAGATAGGTAGTTGATGTTGTCTGGTGAATTGAATGATTTTGCCATGCACGGTGCCTCCTATTGTGTATTTAGGCGACGGGCGGCCGAAAAGAAACGAGGAGTGTCTCTCTGTATGAGAAAGACACCCCTCGATTTCTTTTTTTATACTACTTGGTATTACTAGCCAGCAAGATTGTTGACTGCAAATGCCCTGTAGTATCGGTTGTTCTGACCAATCGCCACGGTGGAGATGCCAGTTGTCGTTGCAAATGGATTCACACCGACACCGTAGCGGGTCTTGAATCCAATCTTGGGTTGGAATGTTTCCTCGCCAATTGCACGGACCATCTGGAGTGGAACGTATGGGCAGTAGAACATTCCTGCGTCATATGGCGACGATCCCTTATATCCGACACACACAAAGTCGTCTGCGGTGAAGGAGTAGGGGTCAATGTAGACCTTGAGTCCTGCACCAATGGTTCCGGCAAATGTGCTTCCTGTGTCGTCTACCGTGAGTGCGGCAGTCGGGTCAAGAACACCAGCCGTTGCAAGAGCAGAAGCAACATCACTTGAGCAGAGAATGAAGTTGCCCTTCCCTCGACGAGTGTTCTTTGCAATGGCATTGGCTTCTGTCTCAATCTTGTAGACAAGAGCCTTGAATCGCTCCACAAGCCAGCGACCATCAAGTGAACCAAGCCCTGCTGCATTATTACCAGAAGGTGCGGCACCTCGGGCGTCAATGGCAGGTCTGCCAGTACAACTCATGTAAATCGAGCGAACAATTTCACGATTGATTTCTGCGTTGATCTCGGTCGTGAGAATATTTGCAAGCTCAGTCTCGGCATCAAGACCATGAATTGCCTTCAAGTCCTGTGCCAGTTCTACCGAATACTCTGCCTTGAGGGCCCGAGTAACGGCAGTCACACTCGACTTGTCGATCTTGAATGACATGGAAGGAATCTGGTTGGTTGCAGCAGAGCCCCATGCCTCGCCCTTTGCTGTCGTGTTACCTGTAAGAATACCAACATCTTCGGTTGACGCGGCATTGAACATGAGGTTGGCGTGCCCGGTGCCATTCCAGACAGGCTTGTTTGCGCCTGTGTTTGGATTGGCAGCCGAATAACCAGACTTGGCTTCGTCGTAGAATGCATTTGCGCCATCGGCATCGCCTTCGTTCCGCGTGCCATATGTTGGGCGAAGTGCAAAAATCAGACCCGTCGGGCCGGACATTGGCTGGACACCCATGACATCAAATGCAATGAGATTAGGAGCAGTTCGTCGCACAAGGCTGATAAGAACAGGGTCAAACTTGGCAACATCGCCCGTGACTGTTTCTGGGGCAAGAGATTCGCCAAGAAGACTTGTCGAACCCGCTCCTGTTACTGATGCTTGTTCTTGAAGAGCTATCTCTTGCTGCTCAAGCATGTGTGCTGTGACAACCTTTCGGTAATTATTCTTGATCTCAGGAAGATCCGTATGGTCAAGAACTGGTTGCCATTTGTTAACTAGCTGTTCATTCAACATGTGTTTACTCCTTAAAAAATCGTTGAATTAGATAATCTCTTCAACAGTATCCTAATGTTTATTTATAAATTATTGATTTTCAACAACAGTTCTTCCAAGCGTACTTACATATGCAGCCATCGTAGAGTTTGGTGGTGCCTCTTCGGTGCCTGCAAGACCATTCTCAGAAACTTCAAACTCTTCATCAAGGGTGGTCGTCTTTCCATGAACTGTCCTTGGGAAATAATTCTCTTTAATTGTCTCAAGAGCAGTTCGATATTGGTCTACATCTTCAAAAGCAACTCCCTCTGCAAGGCCCTTCATCTTCTCTGATTCAATATCAGTCAGTTCATCAGAAAGGCTTGTCAGAATTTCATCCTTTTGAAATCCTTTGACCTTTGAAAAAAGGTCAATATTTTTTTCGACGGTTTCATTGAGTTCTTGTTCCAACTGGTCAACTCGCTCGGCAAGACTGTCTACCACATCGACCTTCTCTTCTGGAACATCAATGTAATGGTCTTCAAACAGTTGCTTGAGTCCACCAATAAATTCTTCGGTAATTTCCGACTTGATCCCGCGCTCGATTGCAAGTTCGTTGTCCTTGATCCATTCTTCTACAACATAGGACAGATAACTATCCACCTTGTCGGTGATTGTGGAAAGGATGGATGCCTCTGATTCCTGCAACTTGGCACCAAATGATGCTTCCATTGATTCCAGTTCAGAATTAATCTTTGCAACCACGGCAGCTTCAAAAATTGTCTGAACCTGTGACTTGAATTCTTCTGAGAGATCATTCTCTCCAAAGATTGCATTAAGGTCTTCTGAAATATCAATATCATCGCTGGTAATGACCGTGCGCTCAATGGAAAGGGGAATTTCAATTGAATCGTCATCCTCATCTTCTTCTACAGCTTCTCCAAGAAGGTCGTCCATGAGCTTGGCATATGCACCTGCCAGCTTTTCGGCATCTGTGTCCTTCATGGTTTCAAAGATTGAACGAATCATTTCTTGCTTGGTCGTGGGAAGGTCGCTCTCTTCGGCCACCTCTTCGGCAGACTCTTCCGCATTAGTCTCTTCTTCTTCATAGACTTCAATTTCGGAAGGATCGTCGCCCTCTCCCTTGGTTTCTGCCCCTGCCTTGACCTTCTTCTTGCTCAACTTCTTGCCCTTGGGTGTGGCGGCCTTTGTTACCTTACCACTCTCAGGAGCAGAACCAGTTGCACCACTTCCAGGCTTGTCTGGAGATTCGGTAGAATCTTCTGCCAATTCGTATTCAATCTCATTTGCAATATCATTTGCAATCTGGTCAATTTCTTCATCAATTGAGATTTCTGCGGTATTTAATTCGGTTGCCATTATATCCATCTCCTTAGAAAGAATGGAAGAATCCAAAGGTTATTCTTAGTTATTTATAAATCCTACAATTTTGACAAGAAGTTTTTGAAGAGATTTATCTTTGCCTCTTCCAACTCCTTCCTTCTTGCTTCCATGTTTACTTGCTTCTTGTATTGTTCTATTTCTTTTTCTCGTATGACGCCATTATCCCAGATCCATTCCTTCCCCTCCATGATACCCTCGACAAATGCTTCTGGAGCAGACGGGTCTGCAACAATATCTGCGGCAGTTGCAAGATAAAAGTCATCTTGAACCACATTGGTTCCACGTTGATTCTTGAGTGAACCCATGCCGCGTGAAGAAACACCCAACTTGGCACCTTCGTCAATGAGATTCTTGACAATCTTGCCATAGGGAGTGTCCATGATCTTTGCCTTGCCAATCCAGTTGTTTCCATCTTCCTTGAGTTCCTTAATCATATGCGAAACTCGTTCAAGGTTGACTACCGGACCATCGGGGTGGCCAAGTTCTCCAAATGCCCTGTTCTGGTCAACATAGTTTCCGATGTACTTGTATACTTCTTTGTTCAGGACTTCTTTGGGATAGATGCGGCCATTGCGATTCTTTTGTTCGGCTTGCATGAACACGCCCTTGATATAATGACTCTTTTCACCTTTGGCATTCTCTTCTGTGACAAACTCAATATTTTCGTCTGTCATGATTTCGGTGATTAGCTTCATTGTTATGCTTCCTCGTCTTCGGATGCAGCTTCAACATCATTCAACCAGCGATTTGAAACTTCCATCTTTTTCGTTTTAAGGGCATCGGAAACCTTAGAAAATAAAACAGAATTTATCTTGTCTGCCATTTCGGAAGGCTTTTCCCCAAGAGCATCTTTGATTGCCGCTTTAATTGTAGTTTTCATTATAAATATCTCCTATTCTTTATTTATATTACTTAGCATCTTCAGCAAGTTGTCTTTGTTTGGCATTCACCAGTTTAATTGTTTTTAATTTGTCTTTTGGGGATGACGTTTCCTGTTGTTGCTGCCTCTGAGGATTTCTGTCGGCACCATTGTTATCTGAATCGTCTTCTTCTTCATGATTTCCAAGAATCGCATCCGGGTCAATATCTCCCTCTTTGACTTCATCGGCAATTTCATTATCTATTTGTTTGATTTCCTCTTCTGTCTGAGAAAGAACATTCTTACGAAGCCATTCTTGAGAATAATATTTGCCAATATATTCATCCATTGTCTGTGCAATTTCCATCCGCTCGCGCATAATTTCCGTGTGCTTGAGTTCGGCAAAGTGTGAATCTTGTCGGAAATTATATTCTACCAACGTCTTGATGACATCCCAGTCTTCTTTGGACAAAATGCCCTTGAGTTGTAATTGCTTTCCGAGCAAATCATCAAACAACGTAGAGAATCGGTAACGAAGTCGATTGACAAACTTACCAAACTTGACTTCATCGCGTGTGATTTCTGTTGCTCGACCCAAAGAAAACGATCCCTCTGGTTCAAGCCTTGAAACAGGAACACCCAATGCCTTGTAGAGTTTCTTCTTGAAGTAGATAATGTCTTCAATCTCTCCAAGATTTGTGCCTCCGGGAAGTGTCGTGATTTCCGTACCACGGCCGCCCTCTCTACGGGGAAGCCAGTAGTCTTCAAGCATGGACATGTGCTTGCGGTCATCACGCACCTCTCCGGTGGCAGTATCATACACGACCTTGTTCTTGAACTTTGACATAATACTCGAAAGATATTGTTCTGCTTTTATCTTTGGAAGGTTTCCGACATCGACATAAAAGATGCGCCTTTCCGGGGCCCGAGAAATTCGATAGATGACTGTTGCGTCTTCAAGCATTTTGAGTTGATTCATGGGCTTGATTGCCTTATGAAGATTGCCCAAAATCATTTTCTTTGTGGGGTCAAGAATACCGGAATGAATATGTGATATGCTGTCCTTCGCAATTCGCAGGCCAGTTTGATCGCTGCTGCTACTATATCCAACTCTTGGGGCAATGCCGCCCGGATAATACAAGTAATATTCAGTTACATTCTTGGGCAAAGATACCAATGATTTGTTTTGAGAATTCTTTCCCTTGACCTCGCGCACCTTTTTGACTTGTCTTGGATCAACCGGGCGAAGTTCTTGAATACCATCTCTTGGATTCTTGGTATCAATCATTACATGATAATATAATCTTCCATCAACATACCACTTTTTAAATATGTCATAGGCAAATTCATGAAAAGAGAGCAAGCGCAAAACTTCATCAAACTCATCTGAAATTTTATTCTTGATTGAGTCTGGAATGTCAATCCCACCAAGAGAAATTGCAACAGGAGACTTTCCTTGCTCTGTGATGACTGCTTCATTTATAATATCATCAATGGCAAGCTCGACCTCTGGGTTCATGGACATTTCGCGATAACGAGTGATTAACTCAATTTCATCCTTGACAGAACCCTCAAGATCAAGATACGTTCCATAGGCACCACCAGTTACATTGGGCGCCGACTCTACGGTTAATGCTGCATCAAGATTTTCTGGAAGAGAAAACGATTGAAGACGTTCTTCGGGAACATCTTCTTTGTCCCTTCCAATTGTGAAGCCTAATAATTTAATTGCCATAAAATGTAGCCTCTCCAGCAGGGGTGGATTGATATATAATACCTATATGTGTATATATGTTCCCCTGCCGGATAGGTTTTGATTAGGTTGTTTGTGTCTTGTCGTCTGCAATCTGCCAGTAATCATATTGCCATGTGACGGCAAACTCTTCGACTGCATCATTTTGATCCCATCCTAATTCAATGGCTGCAACCGAGGAAGGCCAACAATTAATCATGGTAATCATTTTGGCAACTTCACCCTCTTTCTTGTAATGCGTCACCTGTGCATCAACCTGATAATCATTTCCTGCAATAGTCCTCAAGTTTTCGCCATGTCCCTGGATGGAATTCATCCAATTGACAAGCCCGGCATGAATGGCAAAGTCTTCGTCATTAATGACAGTCGTTGTCCATTCGGCAAACGTTCGATTGCCTGCCAACTTAATATTCCTACCAAAGTAGGGAACTTCAACAAGACCGATGTCTGCTCCGGGAATCTGGGCACCCTTGCACATAAAAGTCATTTTCTGACCCGCTTCGCCGGGATTTACTGCACCCGGAAAGGGAATCGTGACCTCATATAGATTGGGTCGGGCACCCTGGCCAACAAGCTCGGCTCTGAAATTATTAATTGAAAAAGGCATTATTTACTCTCCTTGATATGTATCCTAATTCTATTTATGCTCTAATCCTTAGAATTTGCCTACAACTTCTGAGAAATCAACCCCAGTCTTGACGGCAATAAAGTTCAACTGAATGAAGTTGATTGAGCGAGCAGGTTTGATGTAAATATCACCAACGAATTCATTTCGGTCAATGACGCTCCCCGGATTGTTTGTTTCGTCACACACAACCTTGAACTCATTGATACCTCTTCGACCCTTGACATCCCGAAGGAATGGTTCAACCATGTTTCGGAATTGAGCCCGAGTGAACTCGTCATTGAATTCAAAGAGTGAGAACTTGGCGGCAGTCGAGATTGCCTTTTCCAATAGGATGAACAATCGTCGGACATTGATTCGGTCAAAGGCACTTGGCTTGCTCTGAGAGGTCTTGTCCCCATAGAGAAGTGTTCCTTGGCCCGGGAATGTCACAACGGGGTTCACTCCATTCTTGTATAGTTCGTCCCGATGTGCCTTTGAAGGGTTGTATGCCAACTTGACAACGTTCTTGATTTGACCACGGTTGTATCCGGCAGGACTCCACCATGTATCTCTTGTGTTGTCCGTCCGTGCAGTCAGACCTGCAATGTCGCCATTCAGAGGAACCCAACGATAGACATCATTGTACTTGTCATACTGATACTTCCATCCACTATCGCAGAATGCATAGGATGTATTTTTGTTGATTTTATTGGGCTTGAATCCTGTGAGTTTGTTGGTAACATTATCCAGGGCGGTGGCAGCATCGGATGCCTGTACAATATCCTCCTTGGTGGGAGAATAGAATGTTACGGCGTCCTTGCGCGTGGTTGCAATATCAATTGCATACTTGATATTGGTTTCTCGGTCGCCTTCGCCAGAAACCGATGCGCCGCCCGCTCCTGCCATGATTAAGGAAACATCTTCTTGGTCGGAATCTGCAAAACGGTCATATCCAGTCTGGAAGGTTGCCGCAGAAAAGTTTGCGGGTCCATCTGATCCTCCTCCGAGTTTCAGAGATGCCCGACCGGCGGCAGTATTTCCAAACGTGGTGCCGTCTGCCGCAAGCGTTCCATAAGTGGCTTCGGTTGCCGCAGTTGCCGACGCAACTCGAATATACTTGGATTTGTTATTAATTACCGTCTTGAAGTAAATATTGTCCCCGGCATTATCTTTTGCATCCGATGCCTTTGAAAGAAAGGGATACAATTCCAGCACACCGTTTGCAACACCAGAAAAGTGCCCAAGGGGAGAGTCAATGACTGCAATATGCAGTTCGTCGCCAGTTGCACTACGGTCGGCTGCCCAATCGGATGTTCCCGGAGCATCAGAGAAGTATGTGTTTGGCCACCAATTGGAGAATCCGTTTGCCCCGTTAATCGTTCCGGCATGGTCACAGAGTTCAACAGTCAGTTGATTTCCAAGTTGCCCTGGATACTTGGCAAAAAAGGTATTGCTTGTAGGCTCATTTCCATCAAAGTCTTCATTATTTTTGATTTGAACTCCTGTCCCTAAAGAATTTTCGTGGGCATTATATGCCGTTGTGGGAGCAACGCGAACCAGTCGCAGGGCATTTGAATACGCCAAGAAGTTTGCGGCAGTAAAAAAATCAACATCGGTATTTGAATCGGGCTTTCCAAACATAGAAACGAGGGTGTCTTCTGAGTTGACCAGAGTAACCTTGTCTACGGGGCCCCATGTGAACCGTCCTGCAAATGCACCGATGGCAGTCGAGACTGCGGGGATGACAGTCGTCAAGTCAATTTCAGATACATTTACACCGGGGGAAACTTGAAATGGCATTGTATTTTCTCCTTTGAGGATATGGCAAGCTCAAATGACCATAAACTAATTCCTGAATATTTATAAAAAAGGAGTTTTTCATTCAATCATTTACATGAAACCAAACTTGCCCGTCGCCATCCGTAAATGTTTGTTCTTCCATTCCGGCATCCACAAAACCAAAAGGTAAAATATCTTCTTCCAATAGTCGCATCTTCTCTTCTAAGAGTTGTTTTCGGATGTCAAGGTCTGTGATGTCCTTGAAATGTGGCTGAGAAGACAGCCATGCAAACAACAAAAGCGTCATCACAAGATCATCATGACATCCGACATCAGCTTCGTATGACCCTGCCTTGGAAACAAAAGAACTCAATTCTGAAATGGTATCAAAATCATTGACAATTAATTTACTCTCTTCGATCAGACTTTTGAGCATGGAACATCCGACCTGTTTGACTTTCTTGGACATGGTGAGTCCCAGGTCTGTGGTGCCTTTGCCGAATCCAGAATCAAATACTTGCCCTGCGCGGCCGCGTGTGGAAATCATCACAATATTTTCATATTCAATTTCGTTGTGGAGAATGTCGGCAACCTGTTTTCCAATTCCATTGACTTCCACAAGAACATAGGCTTGATTATATTTCTCAGCCACCGATGCAATGACATTAGGATATATCAGAGGGGTAATTGAGGCATTGCGATACTTGGCAACCTGTTTATACGGAAACTCTGTTGCATCAATGACAGAGAATGCAGAATAATCAAGGTCTTCTCCGAGAGACACATCTACCGTCATTACATACAGATGGTCTTCTTTGGGCAATTCATATATATCAAGACCTTTATTATTTTCGACAGGGTTCTTGAACACCATATTTTTTAATGTGCTTCCAGAAATAAGTGTGTTCAGGCCACCAACAAACTCTCCTTCAAACTCCTGGGCCCAGCGTTCCTTTCCGATGTTGCGAATGGTTTCGGTTTTCCATAGATTGTCCCTTCCAGGGACATCTGTCCAATGGACTTCAAGGGGCACATAGTTGTTCTTCTTGTCCTTTGCATCCTCCCACATCTTATAGAAGTGATTCAATCCGTTTGGAGTGGAAACAACCACAATCTTTGTGGATGTACCCGAAGAAATCGTAGGATAGACAGAAGACATGAACTCATCGGCAATGTTTGGCGGAACGAATGCAAACTCGTCAAGAAGAATCATGTTATAGGAACCACCACGAATTGCCGAACTGGAAGTGGATGCGGCGACCACTTTGGAACCGTTTTCAATTTCGAGGTTGCCCTTGTTCCACACAAGAACACCCTGCTGCAAGAACTTCGGAAGGTTTTCGTATGCAAGCTGGAGTCTGCCCAGGATGTCCCGTGCGAGTGAGCCCTTGTTGGCCAGGATGGCAATGTTGACTGACTCGTTGAACAGGATATACCAAAGGAAATATGAGACAACCGTGGTGGATTTGCCTACCTGTCTCGGTGTACAGAAAATAGAGAACCGATTGTTATGAATCGTCTTGACCATTTGTTTTTGAAATTTGTATAGCTTGAAGGGAATCAGCCCTTCATCCACATGAACCACCTTGATGTAGTTCTCAATAAAATACTGTGGCTTCTTGGAGCATTTGATATACTCCGACAATTCCTCTTCGGTATAGTTATGAGGAACCCCGGCTGGTTTTAGGAGCGGGTTGCCCAGATATGCGTCATCACCCATCCGATTTCTTTCTCTTTGAATCTTTTAGTTTCTGACTGACATGGCCCTGACCCCGAAGAAACTTTTGAAGTTCCTTTGTTGACCCCATAAAAATTGCATTCTGCGTGACATTCTTGACACCTTCTTCGTCTTTGATTTTCTTCATGTCCTTCTGGAGTTCAATAAGGTCTTTGTTTGTTTCGGAAAGTTGTCGCATGATTTGACCAAACACCTCCCATGCCCTGGGATGGTCAGAATCTTTTGCAAGCTCAAGAATTCCATCAAGAGCAGAGCCACCCTTTGCAATAATATCCTGAAGATTATTTCTGACATACTCATAGTCTTCGTCTTGGTGGTTTTTTCTCATCACTTCTAGCGTCTGGGTCGTAAGTTCCACAAGCTCGGCTTCTTTGACTTCTTCATCATCATCATCATTAATTGCCACAGTATTAATCTCCCAATATGTTTACGATGTCCGTCGCAATACCAAAGTTATCATTTGCTCTAATTTCTCCAACCGGAACACTCAGGGATGCATTTGTTGTCGGCATTCCGTTGGCAAACATGGCAGGGCGGATTTGAATTTGGTCATATGAGTTGGCAGAGTCAACATTCATGGTTGGATGTAGATTGATGTATGACTTGTTGACAATTGCATTGTTTAATGTAATAAAACCATATAACTGCCCCTTGAGAGTAAAATCAAGTGTCCATATAATAAACCTTCTGTCTTCAAGATTTCCTTCATAATTATCTTCTGTGGAAACTGAAGTCAAAATAATAGGAAGGTCAATATTTAATTCCAAATCACTCACTCGCCGCAGACTTACTGTAAACTCTGGCGTAAAATAAGGAAGAATTTGTTCGATGATGTGCGTTCCGTCTTCAATATTGCCCACATATATGTTCAATTGAAAATTAAAATCATAAGGGACCGGAGCAAAGGAAGAAAAAATCATTGTATTTGCATTTGATCCGGCTGTTCTTGTTCGGTGTGTCCGATTCATTGTATTCAGTTTTCGCTCTGATGAATATGTCATGCCCGTCATTTCAAAAGACATTCTCGGAAGAGTCAATGCCACAGGCCTATCTAAATTTAAGTCACCATTGATGCGCTCAAGGTATCGTTGTCGAGGGGCATAGGTAAGAGGAATTGCAATTGTGTCGGCATCTCCACCAGAGGCAGCCCGGCGGTTAATTTTAATGTTATTGAAGAGTGTTCCGAATGAAATTACATAATCTCGGACCAGCCCGTGCGAAAAAGTATTGGCCAACATGATTTAAAAATCTCCAAACGGATTTGTTTCCGAGAAATCAAGAATTGCATTTGCAGAATTTTCTATTAGAGTATTGTCTACCCAGGTTGTTCCTGTATTTGCATTAAAGGCAGGCATTGTATTTCCATAGGCATACTTGGATGCAATGTTATCAATCTCTGCAATCCCTGTACTAAATTTCTGATTGTTGTATACAAACAATTCGCATCGCAAATCATATACAGGAAGAGTTCCGGCAGTATAAAATAAAGATTCATGTTCCACAAATTGAATCTCAAATAATTTTCTGTTTAACGGAAGATATATTAAATCTCCTTCGCGGGGCCTGGCAAAAGGAGATTGTGAGGCAGGGACCGTTGGAAGTTCTTCTACCGCTCCAAGTTGATGAAACCGTCTGATCGAAACTGTAAAAGTAATTTGATCTCGAATGTCTAATCCAAATTTAGAAAGAAATTCCCCTTCGCCTTCAAATCCCTCGACATTTTTGATGTACATCTCAATTGTCCGCGCAAGATTGAAGTAGGATAAAGAATCTTCTCCATAAAGTTGATCCCGGCCTGTAACAGAAGAAAGCCGGGGAATCCAATAGACATCCATTCCATAAAATTTAATACTCTCTATAATCAAATCATGAATAAGATTTTGTTCTGGAGAACTCTCAAAATTATTTATGTAAAAATTAGTAGGCATGGGCTATGTTACCCCACCAAAAAGTCTACAGGAAGCTCGAAAGAAAGAGACATTTGTTCTTTCAATCTTTCTATTTCTATGCGAGCATCTTCAAGAATTGCCCGCCCGTTGAGAGTGACGCCGCCGGGCAACTGCACTCCTTCAAACTTACTTAAATTTGTTCCCCATTGTTCTTTGATGAGTGCCGTTGCATAATTTTTCAAAAATGTATCTCCCCACAATTCAGAAACCTCTCCAACCTTTTGATGGGCTTCTAATACAATATAGTCTCCCGCCGAAATATCAGTTGACCAATCCCAATCAATATGGAGATTATTAGTTTTTCTATTGAATCGAATATTGCTCATCCCAGTAATTAAATCCGAAATCATATTCAGGTGCGAAAGCCTCATCCAATAGTTTGACATTTCTCGGACACCACGGGTACTGTATGTGGCAATGTCATTAAATGCCATCTGATAACGAATCGAAAACATGTTTGTGGTCTGGCCGGTAGTCTTGAGCATTCGACTAATTCCAATAATTGAATTTTCGTAGCCAGTAAGAGTCAAATATTTATTTGTAATGTCTTCAGCCAAAACTTTGTGGGTGATATAAACCTGTTCTGTGCCATCAAAATGATATTCCTGCCAGAAGCGCAAGGCATCATCAATACGATCTTCCATCTGGAGTTCGTCTACATTAATCTCAACAACAGGATGCCCCAGGCGTCGGAGACAATAGTCTTTAAATTCCTCTCGGGTACTAGGTGTAGCCACTTGAGCCTCCTGTATACATTGAACCAAGTTCTACTGATGGGGTCACCGTGGCAATTCCTTCTACTGCCCTCCATTTATCATCGGTTGCGCCTCCAGTAAATGTAATTACCACTTCATACAAATATCTTCCAGATTTAATTGCCTTTGTCTGTATATTGTTTGCAGTAATTGTAACAGAATCTGAATCAATATCGACAGAAGTTGTGAACGTAAGAACAGAATTTGTATGATAATAACTTTTTCTCATTTGAGAATTTGCATAATGTTGCGCCCCAAGGGATTCCTTTGCCGTGGACGCCGGGGTTTTATATATCTCAAGATTGGCAGAAAAGTCTGTCCCTTGGTCGATTATTATGTTTTTATATCTGCTGGCCATATTATAAACCCATGTCCGATAAGAATATAGTTTATCTAATACTATTTATAAAGGATTGGATTCCTTGACTGCCTTAATCTTCCTATACCATGTACCAGAGGCAACATTTGCAGAAATATTTCCATTGTCAATATCATGCCATAACATATCCAATTGATCTGTAATGCTGGGATATGCATCTGCCCGTTTCTTTTGTCTTTCTTTTATTTTTTCTATTTCCTCTTTTCTTTTTCTGACCTCTTCGGCATGTTTTCTTGCGTGTTCTTGCTGTTTCTTTTGTTTTTCCAATAGATCTAAAGTTAACAAATTATTTGTATTGTTTTTATGAAATTTCATTGAATTACTCCTGTAAGGGCAATTGTATAATTTTTTGAATAATAACCATAACAAGAAACCTTAAAAGAAATATAATTTTCGTTAGGGTTGGCGGAAATTCCATTTGCAGTAAATTCAACACTATTATCTGTATTATTTGCCGTAAATGATTCTCCGTCATATTCTAAAACAGAACCCGAAACTAAATTTGAAACTAAAACAACATCTGTTCCATTGGCAACAAGAACGTTGTTGCTGACCTGTACAAAATTTATGTGTTGGACTGGAGCAATTGATTCTGTTTGCCCCGTAATTGCATTTTTTGTCACATATGCGCTCGGAGAAAATTTCCCAGGAGAGTCTATATGAAATGTAATTTTTCTATCTCTTAAATTTTTTATATGATCTGATGTTGGATTGTCTATTGTATATGATAATATTCCGGTGGACGGCTCATATGCATAAATTGTTTTATTAAAAATAGCCATTATTAAACTCCATTAAAATCAAATGTAATTTCATTTTCATCTATAATATTTATTGCTTCGCTTTCTGGAATAGTTTCAAATGTATTTAAATCCTTGAATATATTACTCGAACAATCAAGTTCAAGCACGAATGAGGTTTTTGTGGTTTTTAATTTATCTAATTCATCTGTTGTTGCATTATTTAATGATGCCCAAGTTCCTTCGACAGATCCTTCCCTCGGAATAATTGAAACATACAGGGTTTCATCAGAAGTCGCAACGGCACCAAACAAACTATGACAGGACCGAGTATGTAATATTGGGGCAGATGTGCTGGAATATGGACTCCAATTAAAATCCGAATCTGCCGTAAACGTGTTTGAGGTTCCCGACACAAAAAATCCAATAGGATTTCCATTTGGCTTGTCGTGTGCTTCATATTGCAAATCTTTTTTTCTTGTTGTTTTTGCAATAAAAAGAAAATGGCCCTCTGTTGCAATCATTGTTGTTTTTCTCAAAACAATGGCTCCTCTGTTTTTAATGTGATTGTATCCTTTAATGTTCCTGGGTTCTTTTCGTCTTCTTTTGATTTGATATAAAGAGAAGTAATATATTTAATTTTATTACGAATCCATACGGTGTTTGCAGTATTGTCGGGGTTCAATTCCAGCCCTATGTTGACGTTCTCTATTACATAATCTGAATTATCCTTTATGGACACCACACAAGTTTTTTTTGAAGTGCTTATACTATGTATATTTGCAGAAATATTATGCATTGAATAAATTTCCTTTCTTTTTATTTCTTATATTCAGAAGAACCTACTCCAAGGGACCATCCGGCGGTTCCCGGCGTGGTGGCTCCGTTGGGGTGTCTTGCATAAATTGTTTCTGTTGATGCTTCATTTCTTACTGTAATTTTTCCTGCGTATGCCGCACGAACCTTGTCATATATTCCTTCTTCTGTATTTTCTGGGTATGTTGTCACGGCACCCGGCGGAACTTCAGGCCAGCCGACATTATATTCTCCATCAAAAACATCAAAGAGACTGTCTGCATATGCGCCCACCAAATATCCCGCAGCCCCACCAGGCCACTGATACCTACTATTTTCTCCGCTGGTCGAAGTGTCGGGATTTCCATTATATCCTGCCTCTGCGCCAGTCGCCCCAAAGACCTTTCCCGACGGTCGGTCTTCATTTACAATTTCTCCGCCTGCGCCACCACCTGCGCCACCACCACCGGAACGCATCATTGCATCATTCACTTGTGTAGAATTAGAACCCGAACCAATATTTATTATTTCTATGTTAGGAAGATATGTTTCGTCATGAATAATAAAAAAACAGTCTCCTCCATCAGAACCATAATCGGGCTGAAGCGAGTCCACGCGATTTATTGTTTCTACAGTTCCGGCAAGACCTCCTGCCCCACCAGAGACATTTCTATAACTTGGATTTGCTGATGTGTGCAATGTAATATCCGTACCAGTCTCGCCCTGCATTTCTGCGCTCCATGTTTCGTCTAATGAACCGCCAATTAGTATTGCACGACCATATCCGCTGCCTGCCTTTCCTGTTCCTGCATAGGAATAATTTGAATCATGTAGAGTGCCAGCAGGATTATTTCCACGACCACTTCCGCCCCCGGCACCGCCGCCACCACCGCCAATTTTTAAGGGAGCATCGCCTGCCGAAGTTTTTCCTCCGGGTACAGTTTCTCCGGGGTTGAGGTCATAATTATAATGGCCGCCATATCCACCAGCCCCGCCACCGCCCAGAACAATTCCATGATTTTTGATAATCAAATTAAGATTTTGATTATTAATAAAATTAAAGTTACGACCAGAAAGATCAAAGGTGATTGCTGGCTTTGGTTTTCCCATAAGTTTAAAATCAGAAAGGCCAGATCCGGTTTTCATAAAAAACTGTTCAAACTCCTCCGAACCAATATACATTGGATCAACTCCGGGGGTATCATATTCAGGAATTTCAAAAATAATATTCAGACTTCCATATATTCTTCCAGATTCATCTCTGTGATTATGAAATGGGTCTGTTGCAGGATCGCCGGGAGTTCCTACAAAATCATCAGGAAAATTCAAATTAAAATATCTCATATCATCATCGTCTGCATCCCCCCTGTACTTCAATGGGTTTATCATATTTCCCCCGGCAAGAGTAGAGGAGCGGGCGCTCACAGTAATGGTATTTGATTGTTGAGCCGACACATCTGGTTTTCTTCCGTGTGAATATATCACATACGAACAATAATAAGTATCCCAACAATTAGAATCACCCTCAGAAAGGCCCAAAGTTCTTGCAGGGCCAGCCCCTCCCATCCCCATACTACCCTGCCAAGCTACATCATCACTCCAATTTCCAAACTCATGCCCTGGTGGCCACTGAATTCCCTCTCCTTCGGACAAAAAGCCGCCCAGCACCCACCATTCATCACTATCTGCCTGTGAAGAAATTCCTGGAATATCTGGACCCCATACAGGAATTCGATGAGAAACTCCCAAAGAATCTGTATGATAAGTCTCGCCTAGATTTACTTGGTCGATTTCTAGTGCCCATTGCCTTCCATGATAATGGAGAGGATAGGTGGCGGGGTCATATTGGTCTATAAACGGGGGCTGCATATGTGTATAAAATGTACACATGGTATTTGAAAATGGATTTGAAAAATATTGTAATGGATGACCGAGCCAACCATACAAAGAATCTGTTCCATTCAGTTGGGGCGCTGCCGTGCCTATGCCGCCAATCGCACCAGAACCAAATCTATCATGGGTTGTTGCAGGAAGATATTCTAAGTTTGTATACGAACGCGGCCAGCCCGTGTATCCGTCTCCCGCAGAAGGAGTTTTGCGCTTTATTGCGGCATAATCTTCTAGGGCATTCCTTCGCGAATCCCAGGCTGCGTGGTCAAGTGGCGAAAAAACAACAGGTCTTCGCAAGCCTGTGTGTGTGGGAGTCATATGTGCTTCTACAGAAAGATGAGTTGAATTGGAAAAATGAAAAAGACCAGAAACTCCCACAGAATGGCCCAATGCGCTTTCCCATAATTTACGGGATTTGGGAGTGCCTACTGGATTCACCCCTGGAAGCGCAACACCCAAAGATTCAAGCGCATCAAGTTCTTCTGGAGTCCATATTGCCTCCCACGCCTCTCTAGCATTTTCATGAAGAGACACTCCACTATAAAGATTACTTCCAATTCCTCCCCATTTAAATCGTACCCAAGGGCTGTCCATGTGGACAATTTCATCTTCATTTGTATATGTAAAGTCGTCCCAGTCTGGGGCCCAATCGGATGTTGGGGTTGTTGCAACATTTGCATACCAGGGATGAAATCTTACCTGTTTTCCATCTTTTCCTGAAGACCCGACTGCAAAACGAATTGCAACTTCTGGAATTTCTCCATCGGGCAGCGGATTAATAATAGGAATTGTAACATTTCCTCTGTCTATATAATTTCCTTCCATAACGTCTTCCTTTGAACTATACCAACCGCCCCAGGTCATTGCAGAAAGGTTTGTTGGTCGTTCAGAATCATGATAGAAATGCTCGTCTATTCCAATTCCAAGGTTTGTTACTGTCGTCACCGTTGCCCCAAATTCCTTATATTCTTCATTGAGTTCGTGAATGGCAGCACTTCCGGGCATGGCTGGATTTAGCATCCACATTTGCGGAGTCATCGTGACAACTGGACTCCAATTTGGGTCCGTGACTTGCCAGTCCGGGCCGTAGTAGCCACTCAGAGGATGATTGGGATCTCCCCATATGTCCGTATAGGGCACCTGTACATATGGAATAACCGCCATCCAAAAATCTGCTGCGCGGGCAAAATTGGTGTTTGGATGGTCCCAGTCACCCCATTCGCCATAACGCTGGTCGAACGGATCTGTGCTAAACGGAAGGCTTTCCGAACCGAAGCCCCAACTTGATTCTGGCATTCTTAGCATTGCTCCAACCTTTAGGTCACTAGGAACGCCGCCCATGAGCGCGGGATCGGGTTGGACTGGATCGCCTCCATGCGCTCCGTCAGTTACAACACAAGAGCGAACAACAAGGTCTGTCTGCTGCGCCCAACTCCCACCCGCTTCATAGTTAGAAAATTCTTGGGTGCCTTCATCGAGCCGAGAGTCTCCCCAGGGCCCGGCGCCCACAAACGAACCATTAATGGGATTGTATGCAACATCCCCGTCCCATATCCATTCGCTATCATAAACCGGGGAGGTTGATATATATCCAGAAGGGATGGATGTTGGATTTCCTGCCCCTCCATAATCATGTCGTGTTTCAGAAAAAACAGTTTTGCAATGTCCGGCACCGGGATAATGAGGATTATTATAATTTATAGGAAGATTGGATTCTGCTCCGGCAACATCCATATAAAAACTCCACAGGCCAGTTGCATCTCTCAAAGCCCTTTGTGCATCATCCCTATTGTCTGCCCAGGTGTCATACGGTATGGTAATGGGGGGACTTTGGGCCAGACCAAAATCTACTGCTGCCTGTTTTTGTTCAGGAGTCCCCACCGCCCTGTAATGTGTTGCCCAGATAAACCTATCTTTTCTTCTGCCAGCCGCAGTTGCGGTCGTGTGGGCAAATCCCTCGATGGCTGGTGGGCATGGGCAATGATTTCCCCCGCTTCCAAAAATATCTTTTAATGATATTTGAAATATTCTTTCTAAATTATGAGTTCCAACAGATGGCGTAGTCCCAGACAAAGCCACAGGCTCTCGCTCACAGGTTATCTTAAATGCCCCCGATTGGATTATATTCAAAGAACTTGCATCTGTCGATGAAAACATCAAATTGCCATCAAGATATGTCTGTGGATCTAGAACATTTGCTCCCGGTTTTGATACATAAAGCCCAACTTCATTGAGAAGAGTATTTGCATGTTTCCCTAAGATAACTCTATCCATAATTTTTTAGGTGTCACCCCTCTCTTTGAATAATGTCCAAGCCAAAAGTTGATTCTTATTTGGAGAACCATTGGTAAAGTATATATCAATAGTATTTGCAGAGCCTGGATGGTTATCGGTATTTGCAGAGGTTCGCGCCGAAAGACCAAACCCAGGAACCAATCCAGTTTTTAATGGGCCTTCTAAATTAATATAATCTAAATTCACAAATGGATTATTAGTCACGACCTGACACTCCGACGAGGCGGTGCCATAACTAGATGAAAAAAATTTATCATGAACGTTTGATGATGGCAGCATGACGTTCCAATGAACCACGGCTGTTCCGGTATTTCCCGGAGTTCTTACTCCTGTATGAACTGCAACTGTTTTGGGTGTATTTCTGTCGGGCGCGGGGGGAACATTGACAAATCCTGTCTGAAGTGTCTGCATGTATGCATCTGCACTAGAATCAAAAATTAAATCTCCATCAGAACATGACATGACATTGGCTCCGGGTTTTGAAATAAAAAGCCCAGTCTTGCCCGACCTATAAAAATATTTACTAAAATTCAAATATTCTCGCGCCCTGGCCCCGACATAATCAATTTCCCACATGGGTTCGCTTTCTGGAACCCAACCAGATCCTGTTGCGCCGGATGTATGAAAATCAAACCGTACCACAATGACTCTACTATTGTTCCCCAATGCATTCCAATTTTTTGTTATATTAGAATTTTTATCCATATCCCATCTCAAAATTTTATAATCACTTGGTCCGGCAGCCACCTCTGAGTCAGGGAAAACCGTCTTCCAATTAACCGAAGTTGAATTATATGTGGAATAATCGTCATCGACCGAAGAAAGATGAACAGGCCAATTCCATTGAACATAAAATGTCGGAGAGCCTGTGGAGAAACCCGTCTGGTTTTGATTTTTTGCAACAAAAAAACATTTGAATCCTCCGGCGGCATCGGCTGGATAATTTCCAGAAGTCTGAAGTCGTCGAAGTCGCATTTCAACAATTGGATATAGGTTTGGATTAATTGCATCAGAAGATGGAGCAGACCCCCAAGGTACAGACTGTGGGTCAACAAAGGCAGGGGTAGAAAAAATTAACCCACCATAGTTTCCAGTATATAATAAAGTATCTGTTCCACTTCTTTTAAACTTTGCTCCGGTCGTCCACGATAAAAACCCTGGGCCGTAATTGGTAAGTGAGCTTGCATCACCAACTCCGGGATCATACATTTCAAAACTTGAGGTTCCTGATCCCGTAGGAGTAAATTCTTCTCGATAACCGTATTCATATTCCATTGTCAAATTTTTTCCCAGGAGGACTCTGTCCATGTGAGATTATCCTCCCTGACTCTCATTGGGAGTATATCCTTGAATTGATGCCGGAATTCGCAAAACCCAATATTTGTATACTGGAGGATTTGCATTGGCGGGATCAAAGGTGGGAAAGGCATCACCAGCCCCACCAATTGACACCTTGTTCCCAGATCCCCCAATATAACTTGTTTGGTTGTATATTGGATCATGCAGAGTCAGGCCATCGGCGGCATTTCTGTTATTAAATGCCGGGCTGCTTTTTGGAACCACTCCTTCTGGATGAAATATCCCAGGAGAGGACAGCCGTTTGACTGAGTATTGAGACAAGGAAAGTTGCCCTGAAAACTCCACCTCGCTTGGCAGTTTATGGTATCTATATGGATAAAATCCTCCAGTATCTCCATAGTATGATCCATTGGCAGCCCTGTCTTTAAATGCTGCTTTGTCTGTCGGTATCGGGTCGGACGGTCTTGCAATACTTCCATCATACACAAAAGGATACCCCGAATAATTTAACCACCATTTAAATTGAGAATAATCAGTTCCAGCCTCGGTCCCCTCTAGGTCTATCAAAAAAGTATTTGCATTAGTGTCTGTGACACTCGGTTTTAATGTCAGGCCCTCAGAAAAATGTTTCCATGTGCCATCAGTATTAAACAGAATAAGCGCAGGATGAAACATTCCCCAATTTCCATATGACTCCCTCATGGATGAACTATTGAATGCGGCCGCCCCTTGGTTTGCTGTTGCCGCTTCGGGGAGTGTCGGAGATAAATTCCATAAAGATTCGGTGCCCTCTTGGGCAATTGCATTTCTACAAGTCAAATAAAAACGATCTTTTCCTGCCCGCGCATATGCAAACGTTCGCATTTCCGAAAAATAAAATGCATGGTCAGAAGAAAAAGTATTTCCGGCGCGATAAGAAGGAGCAGGGATTGGCGTATCGTTCCACGGAAGAGATTCTGTTACAGAAGGAAAAATCTCAGAACCATCGTCTGCATATTGATTGTAATGTGAATAATCTGTAATGTCGAGGGGGGCTCCGATGCCGCCGAACTCAGAGGGAAGAAATTGACTTATTGTCCCCCACCAGGGCTGGGCTGTAACTCCAGACGCTGTTTTCAAATTAATATCCCAACCTTTGTTAACTCCTCTTGGGTCTGTGCTTATGGTTGGATATAAATGGTCTTCCCATTTGGTTGTTGCAATGGAAAATTCTTGCTCGCCCCCTGGATATGAATTTGCAGTCTCTCCGCCGCCAGATGCTGCATCATATCTTTGAAATAATACAACAGGTATGTATGGAAGTTTTGGAAAGGTAATTAGCCCATTAGAAAGAGTGGATGTGTGGTCAGCTTTATCAAAACTTTTTGGAGATGTGGTCCCGTCAATGTTTGCCTTTTGGGTGCCAATGGTCACGGTTCCTTCCTGATGCACAAGGCCAGTTTCTTGCCAATCAGAGGAAAATACCAAGGAATCTTTTACGCTTCCATATTTTCCTACATCATTTGGAACTCCCTTTTTTTTGACGCGGACATAATCAATTTCAAATAACCAAGGAGGGTTGGCTGGGTCTTCGTCCAAGGCTGCCCAATCTGGGTTCCAAGTAATACCCGACAAAGGAAGAAACATCAGCCGAGATATATTATAGTCAGAAGAGTAAGGTCGGCGGCCATCATTTAAATGCGGTTCATTATATGGAACTTCTGGATTTTCTCGCCTTATTCCAGTAGGAGAAGTATCTGCATTATATGCTTTTGCTGTCTCTATCCAATCTTCCATGTGCCCGTATGGGTCAGACCATATTTTATCTTCACTCATATCCCATTCTAAAATATGCCATTCCCCATCTGGAAGCAAAGTATCCCATTTATTTTCTGCGGAAGATGACTTTCCTGTCGGGTAAACAATACCTTGGCCGGTTCCGTCTGGGCTAGTGACGCCTGCCTCTACAAACCAAATTCCCCCAGTATTATATGTGTCGGCATAGACGCCCGTAGGATATTCAAATTGAAATCCAGAATAATTATTTTTTTGTTGAGTAGTTACCCCGCCATTTTTTCGAGCCCAAAAAACAGGATGACCGTAGACACTCCCATCGGACCCAACAACATTGTTTGCAAATGTGGCAAGCGGAGTAGACCCTCCCGTCACCGGGCATCCTGCTACTGGAGTGGATATAAAATAAAATCTAAAATCGCTTGTATTTGACGGCGGCGGGGCTGGGTGATTCATATTTCTTCTAATTTTCATTTCAATTACATTATGAACTGTTCCTGAAAAAGAATCAGGGCCAGCAAAATAACCTAATCCAGATAAACTTGACGGAGCAGTATCTTGAATAAATAAATCTTCTGTATATAATCGTGTACTGTATCCGGTTGGAGATACTAAAAACGTATTGTTTTTACTTCTTTTTATTTGTGGAACTCTTGTATTTGCAGTAGCATGACTTACTGAACGCCATCGCCAGCGGAGAGAGTTGGAATGGCCAACAGGATCTCCTGGGTCATATGCATATCCATTGACCCCCACATCAGTCATTCCATCATCCCCTGTTCCCGAAGTATAAAATGTCCATGCAGTCTCAGGAGAATCATCAAATTCTTTCTGATACCCATACCAATTTCCAAGGGATTCCATATAGGAATTTCCGGCCAAATGAATAACATTGGCTCCGGGTTTTGAAACCCAAAGCCCTACCTCCCCGGTATTTGTATTCTTTCCAAGTAATACTCTGTCTGCCATAATATTATATATGTCTCCAATTAATCTTTGACAATGATTCGATTGTTCACACCATCAATGACAATGGAGGCTTCTCCGCCGACTGTGACCTTGGCTTCGATCACACCTGCCTCAATCTTGTCGGCTGCCAATGATTGAATTTGTGCATTTGCAATGCTTGCATCTGCAATGTATGTTCCGTGCATCTTGTCTGTTGTCCAGAATTGTGCATTTGCAAAGAAGTGGTTGTCTTGGAAAGTTTCAAAATCTTCCGGTCTGATGTTGAAGTTGTAGGCTTCTCGGACCACACTCGGTTTCCGAGCCATCTGATAGGCTTCGATGGATTCTATTTGGAGCCACTTGTCTGCCGGGTCGTCGGTGGGGAGTCCTGTTTCAGAAGAATTTGCAAGTCTCATTTCACCCACAACCAAATCTTTATTATCGTTTGGTGTAAAATATTCCCAGCCTGGTTTTTCCTGACTTGCCGGGAGGAGGTTCCAAAACTGTTGATACTTCCATGTGTGAGGTTGTGTTGAATTTGCTCCAATGGGCATTGCAAAAACATAATTTGAATCTGGGTCGAGATAGGGAAAGGAGCCCGTAGAATCATAACCATCAACATATGCAGTATCATTATACATTACATATCCAGTATTTCCTTGAACCGCTCTGGCGGCTTCCTCAGAACTAATTCCAACCTTTAGATGCCCCTTTTCCAAATACTTGACATTTCCATTAAACGAAATGTATGGTTTCACATCGGCTGGGTTTCCGTCTACGTCAAATCCGTGGAAATATGCCACGCTGTTTGTGTATACTGCAAACGGCATATTAGTACCAGTAGGTGGACTCTCAAAGAAATTAATATACCCCTTCTTGACACCAATCCCAGGTCGATTCGGAGCAGCAACGGGTCGCCCAGAAGGAGTCTCAAAGAGCCATCGGAGATTTCTTGCAGACAGAACCTCTGAATACAATCGGGCTTCGTCGTAGTTCCCGACTGCGCGGGGATTTCCAGACCTCATGGCTTCTGTTCCGAGCGGGCCGCCTTCGGCAACGCTGACCTCAGTTCCCATGGCCCCCAGAACCAATGCATAGCTGTCTCCCAGCCCCATATACTCAACAGCATCATAGCTTGCGGTCATATCATCATTTGCAGTCTTTAAGCCATTATACAATAATCCTGCACCATCACGATATATCCAAAGTCGCGTATACTTTTCTCCACTTACTGTCGAATCAAAGTCCCATTGCCATGCAACAAAATGCCATTCATCCTGTTTAAATCCTCGATTTATATTATTAACAGGAGGATGAACCCAATCAGCATCACTTGAATCGGGATTGGCTAACGCCAGGCCTGCCCAATTACTAGCAGGGTCGTCCCATTGAGAAGGATAAAACCAATCGAGAGAAACCTCATTGTTTGCATCGGGTTGCGCGGCACCAGAATCTTGGGTAACGATACGCAAACTTCCCCAACCAGCAAGGTGTCTTCCAAAAATCCCATGGCCGCCGGAGCCGCCAGATTGAATTTGTGTTCCTGGCTTGACCCAGAAACAGAACGTCCCCTTATTGAACGTTGCCGTGTCTGCAATATTCAATGCAGTATAAGGTTGCCCATCAATCTGTAGATTTGTGACAGAATTGTCTCCATGTTGTGCAATAACAATATGACCGTCGTCTTCTTTGGAAGGTACTGTATCAATAGTTCCTGAAAAATTATTCAAAGAAAGATTTCCAGAGACATTCACAAATCCTTCGCCGGGTGCGTGTTCAGAGAATGCAGCCTGATTTGCAGTATATCCGACAACCCGTGCATGGTTTCCTCGGCCAGTCGCGTCAGGAAGGTATCGTACACCATTGTCATCCACACCAAATGAATTGAATGTCCAATGACCCATAAGGTTTGCATCTCTTGGCGGAACAGAATTCAGGAAAAGTTCTCTTGTCTCTCCGAATGCTGTGATGTCTCCGAGATCGAGATATGGTGCCTCTTGATTATGGTCTTCTCGAAGTGTAATAAGAGAATTAATGAGATTTGTGAGTGAGTTTTCGGTCCATATTGCCTCGCCAATTGGAACTCGAAAAATAGAATCCATGTGAAGTTTGACTTGCAGACCTTCTTGGGAAAGAGCATCACCTGTGTCTCGATATTCGTACCAACCCGTAGAATTATTTGACGTTCCGAAGGGCCAGTTCGTGTTTGCATAATTGGCAATGGCATAGGTGGTAGGCGTATGGAAGGCTGTCTGTGCAATCTTATTTGTTGCATTAGAGAAATACAGATAGGTCTTGTATGGAGGCGAAAGACTAATCCACTTGTCTCCGTATGGTTCTGGGTTTGTCAAGCCATTGTCGGTCGTTGATGGGTTCGGACCATATGCATGGTCATCACCAGAGGTGTGGAATGCGTTGCTGACAAAGTAGACTGTCTTGCCGTCTGCAATTGCGCGAGAGAAATCAATTTGGCCTGCATCATCTGGTGATTGGAAAGGCCCTGGTGTTCTTCTGTCTGTTCCTGTGACATCTTCAAGTTGGAATCCATCCCAGAATACATCCTGATTACCATAATGAATAACAGGACTCAACATTAATGCATCTATTTCTTTTCTTTCTGGTACTGTCGAAGCTGAAATGGTTACATTTGCAACTCGATACTTGTCACCTGTATCAAGAGTATAATAAGGAGTAAGTTGAACTTCTGTTATTGTTCTGTCATTCCACTCAGGGAGAGATGACATATTAAAGTAAACTTTTGTCCATGCGCCGCCGACCGCAGGAGTTCCAGACCAACGAATATCCGTTTGCTTGCCGTCCGCCCCTCCCATTGTAGTATCCACGGTTGTTTTCCAGTTGATGCGCCCAAACGTGATACTTTGGACTCCGGGCATGTTATGATCGACAACCGATTGAACATTTGCAGTAACAAGTCCCCCGTCCACTCCTGCAAATTGTGCGAAATCACCGCTGTCTAGTGTATGAGTTGGTCTAAAACCATCTGCTTCGGCTGTATACTCTACATATTCAGGATTAGTAATATCTACAGTCGCACCAACAGTAGCAAGCCCACCATCAGCACCTTCAAAGACTCCATTATATACTTCACTTCCTTCTTTTATAGAATAATTAGTTCCATACCTGCCGCCTTCTTGGCCGTCGCGAGAAAAGTTAAGAAAGCTATGTCTTCTTACCCATTCTCCTTGAGTGGGGTATGGGGGGGCGCTCACGTCAAAACCAAGCCCGCCATCTCGGGCAGTATGCCATGTATTTGCGCTTCCGTCATCATCATATTTCTTTTTAGCGTATACTCTTAATTCTCCAGTCCGGTTACCGGCAGGGCTGATGGCAGGATAGCTATAGGATTTTGTATAATAAGAAAGAATCCAATCTCTTCCTCTTGGAATGTCAATCACAGCAGGTGATTCCCATGCAGACTCTTCGCTGGCAGCAGCATTCGCAAACCAACTTAGCAAATAATCTGTCTCATGAGAATTGCCATCTGAGTCTATAGTATTTCCAGTATATGTTCGGAATGCCTTTCCACTAATATAACTATTTCCTGTCGGACCAACATTTGTATCAGAAATAATTTCAATACGCGCAGTATTTCCGACACCTGCAATTCCATCTGTTGAAGAAAGCCCGCCACTTGTATTATAATAAGTATGCGGCCGGGGAGTCCGAAGCACCACATACGAATGAAATCTATGTAATGGTTCGGGAGGCAATGGATTTGTGTGCCAAGTTGTACTTGCGTGTAATATTTGATAATCTACAGAAGGTGAATTCCACAAAGAGATTGCGGCTGGCATCCAATTTCTTCCTGATTCGCCCATAAGTCTTTCAAGATGTGAACGACCAAGACCACTATTTGGTTCTACTGTCCAGCCTCTTCCATCATTTGCAGGAATAGAAGTGGGGTCTTTTGTATTTGCAATATAAATTGCATCATAATTTGCAGTACCATCAGAATTTAATATATCACTCGTATCAACCCAAATATCACCATTGCCTGTTGATGTTGTCGGAGCAGTTGTACTGGTAAATATCTGAGCGTGCCTGTCCGTTCCTGTCGCAAGTGCAATCTCACGGGCGCGGTCGGCCGACGCCGCCCGAAGGTCTTCAAGTCTGTACCATCCTTCGGAAACCATTGAAGATGCATCAGAATGAACAGTCTGTGCAAACTCGGGCCAGGTGCCATTGACCTTGTTGAACACATGAGCAATATTATTATTTCCTGTGTCATACCAGAGATCACCATCTGGATTTGGATTCCGAATTCCTGTCATGGTGAATGCAACGTTCGGACCATACCATGCACTTGCTTCGGCAGTTCCTGAGCCCGAATAGACTGCAACCAATCGGTCGGCTGCATTTGAGGCATAGGATGCAGAAAGATAAATTTGACCGAATGCATCGTCTTCTGCGGAACGCCATGCCAGGCCCTGAGTTGCTCCGCTCGAAGCCTCTGTTCTTGTATCGTCAGTAGACAAACCGAGACTGTTCTGCCATCGGAAGATTGCATTGGAAACCAATCCACCAGTATAGCCATTGGCATTATAGTCGCTGGTGTTGATCCAGATGTCTCCGTAGGCGGCTGTGGTGTGCGTGCCTAATGCATTTGCAAAATGTGTCGTGCCTTCTGTCTCAAAGAAAATCTTAATTTCATGGTCAACAAGAGGATTCAGTCGCCTTATGTTTTCAAGTGATTCTGCAACATCTCTTCCTACATCACCAATAGAGTCGGCAGAAATTTCGGCGGTTCCGTCGCCTGTGGTAAACCATCCAGAGGGTTCGTATCCAAGTTTTTCTTCTTGATATGCAATGGTCGAATAGTAGGCCGTCTGAGCGACCTTGTTGGAAGTGTTCTGATTGTATCGGAATGGTCGATTGAAGTCCGAAGAGTCATACCAGTAATCCCCGTGGGGTGCAGGATTTGGGAGTCTTTTCTGCGGAGTAAATTCGGGGTCTGGCCCATATACAACATTGTTGGAGTACCAGTACGGATACAGTTCGGCGTCTGGTTGTTTTCTTGTTCGGGTTCTTATGTTAAAGATGGCATCAATGTCAGGTTTGGAGAGAACCTTGTCATAGAATCTTACATGGTCATATCTTCCGTGTATACGACTGGTAGGGTTTTCTATTATTTTTGCTGCCGGAGATTCGGAATTAATTCCCAATTTAACGGAACGAATATGAAATGGAGATCCTTCGTCTGTTAGATCAGGATCATTAGATGGGGTTGCAGTCGAAGGTATAGTAAGGCTTGGTGATTCAACAACAAATCCATCAATTTCATTATAAGAATATGATTTTGCTACCTTTGTATTATAATCAAGAGTAATTGCAAAGAAATTCCATACTCCAAATTTTACGCCAGCAGACATTGTATCAGAAACTGAACTTGCTATATTAAATATTACTGGTAGCACATCTCCTGTCTGGGCAGAAGCACTCCAATTACCACTAAAATACAATCCCCAAAAAGAAGAAACATCTCTTGTAATAATTCTTGCACCAGTATCTTGATTTTGCCCGGTTGGTTTGAACCAAATGGTATATGTTGTCTCGTTTAATGTATTGACATCATCATCTTCAAGCAAACCAATTCCGGCAGTATTTAGAAGGTCTGCACTCTTTCCGGCCCCAAAGATGGTATCGCCAACAAATGTATTTTGAGTTGCATTCTCCGTCCACACCGCATCATAAGTCCCAGGATTAACTTCATTCGCAATCCACCCAGAGGTATTTGCGGCATCCATCATCCACCATGCCTTGAGATTGTCAATGGCAGGTTCATAGTGGGTCAGAATCTTTCCGTCTGAGAGTGCCCGTGCGAAGTCATCGCTGATTTGTCTGTCAGGGTCAGAGAATTGACCGGGGAGGATTCTGGCCCCAGGGGCTTCTTCAAGTTGGATTGCGTCGAACCAATTTTCACGAACCTGGGTTGTTGAATGTTTTGTATTTAATACAATAACTAATTGGTCTATTTGGTCTAAATCATTAGTTGACGTAGACAAATCAAGAACACCAGAAATCCTGTCCCAAGTATCAGCCGCCGAAACAGTTTTATAGGCACCGGAAGTTCCTAAAGACACTCCATTCGCATCATAGGTTCCCACAAAAGTAGTTCTATGAGAAATGTTTGCTCCATAAACACGGAGTCTAAATTCTGCCGAGGCATCATTAGATTTTGCATAACTAGAAAAAATCCATCTCTTTCCCTTGGGAATCTCAATTGCATACTTGGCTGGCCAAGGCCCAAGAGAAACAGGATTATATGTATTTGCCAAACCAACTGTGGATTCTTGCCCGCCACCCGATGCGCCATGAGTATATTTTAGACTTGTGCTTCCGATATATGCATTGGCACCACCGGAAGTATCAATTTCAAGCAAAGATGCATTATGAACTCTTCCCATTGGCCATGGTCGTGTAGTAAAACCTCCATATGCTCTGGTTCCCGAAGAGGTGTCAGGAATATCATAGTCATCTATAGGCTCATCAAAGAGAGAATACCCAGAGTGCATCCAATTCTTCACACCGACACTCGCAAACTGTTCGATGAATCCGCGACCTATTGCGTTGTCTGGGGATTGTGTCCAGCCTGTGGTTCCTATGCGGACAACACCAGGCCCGGCTGCATCTGTACTCAGGTTTGCAAAGTAGATTGCCTGATTGTTTGGAGTACCATCTGGATTTGTTGCAAAGTCAGTATGAATCCAAATGTCGCCATTTCCTGTTGCCGGGCCTGTCGATGAGCCATAACCAAAACGGTCATCAATCATGTCTGTGTTTGAACTTGTTTCAAAGAACACAAAAAGTTCTGCATCGGCGGCTGTCGCAGCCTTTGCTGCATCTGCGAGTGCCTTCTGGGTATCGTACACAAGAGTTCCCGGCGTCGAGTCATCGCCAATAATGGCAGCAGCATCTGGAGTTCTCAGGTCTTCTGTGGAATACCATCCAGATTCATCGGCATGATTATGCGGTGCAGTATTTGCATGATAAACTTTTCTTGAAGTATAGTTTGAAGTGTTCTGATGATAACGGAATACAATATTATTATTTGCGACATCAACCCAAAGATCACCAAAGGGAGTCACATTGGGTTCGCCCGACTTTGGAAAAGTCGATGGGTCTGGGCCCAAATAATTTGGATTTCCACTATTTGGTTCATAGTGAGTGACAATCTTTCCGTCTGCAATGGCTCTGGCAAAATCAAGTTGGCTCTTTGAAGAAGGTTCTTGGAATGGACTTGGATTTATTCTTTCGCCAGCAACTTCTTCCAATTGTGCCGCACTTATCCATATTGTATTTCCGACAAGCGATCCTGTATACGAATGAAATCGAAGTTCATCAACTTCATTATATTTAATTTTTGCGGCTGTCGCGCCATTATCTTCAAAGATTCCTGCTGCCGTATGATTGTCCTTATCAATTTGACTACCAACCACAAAGCTCTCGGAAGATAAATCCAAAACACCAGAAACTCTTTCCCAGCCAGATGCGGCAGCATCGGTTACCGGAATCCATCTGGAAGGAACAGCCCCCGTTCCCACAGGAGCCATCTCAAAACTATTCATATATACTGCATTTGCTTTTTTGTTTTCAGAGTTTCTTACAATAAAATCTTGTAAATAAAATTTTCCACCTGGGGCAGTTGTCGGAGTGGCAAAGTCCGTTCGGATGTAGAAAGAGTAAATCCACTTCTTGCCCTTTGGAACTCTGATATAATTATATGGGTCCGTGAAATATACAGGATGGTCAAATGTCCCCGCTCCGATATATAAATGAGATTCATACCAGTCGGTCCACGGGTCATCTTCTGAACCAAAGGTTCCGCCGAGAACATTGTTTGTCGTGACAACAAGGCTGCCAGAATCTCCATATCCATATGTTGTATTTGTTGTATGTGTATTATGCTGCCAACCATAAAATTGATATGGGGCCCCGGGATGTTCATTGTGCCAATCGGGGTTCGCGCCAGCAGTATTCCTGTCTGGTCGATTTAAATAAGTTATCTGATGATTATAGTCATTTGGATCTTCATCAAATGTAGAAAATGCCTTGGACATCCAGTTGCTTCCAATTCCTTCTGTGAATGTCTTCAGGAACCCTCGGCCAATTGCACTTTCTGGTCTTTGTTGCCACTCAGGAATGGCATCATTCCACACAAAAATTGAACCTGTGTTTGCCGTGCCGTCTGACTTTAATACATTATCAATTTGAATCCAGACATCACCATTTCCACTTGCAGTTTGTGCAGGAGTATGGACTGCAAAGAAAGACTGAATTTCTCTGTCGGCGGCCGCCTGTGCTGTTGCTGCATTGGCAAGTGCCTCATGGGCAGTCGTGTTTGCATTGACGCCAATGATGGTTCGCGGGTCTTCTGTCGAGTACCATCCAGAAGGAGCCTCTGGATCTGTGCTTGCCGTCCAGAACATTGTCTGTGCAGAATTGTCTGAGGTGTTCTGATGATACCTAAAAATCAGATTGTTGTTTGATGTATTGTGCCAGCTATCTCCGTGGGGTTCTGGATTGGGCAGACCCTGCTTTGGAGTGATGGTTGGATTTGGGCCCCAATGTGTTCCCGAGAGATCATCTGGATAATGGGTTTCATATCGTGTGAGAATCTTGCCGTCTGTGATTTGGCGGCCGAAGATAATATCGGTTCTGTCTGTGGGTCGCTTGAATTCAGACGGGGTAACTATATCAGATGCAACTTCTTCAAGCTGGAATCCAGAGAACCACATGGTATTGCCTACTGCTCGCCGAAAGCCCTCGGCTTGTTCGCCCCATCTCGGGCCCAAATGAATAACCATGCTATCTACATTGGCAGCATACAGAGGTTCGTATGGCGCGTCGCCAACATCTGGCCCAGCCCCATACACAAGCCATCCGTTGCCAGGTGCATCATACCCTAAAGTCGGATGGTAATGCCCTTTCCCATTTCCGCCCGCAGGAGCCCACGGAACGTCTCCGTCCTTCCATCCCATATCATGTTCGGTATCCGTAAAATCAATAACAGTAGATCTGCGTACCCACACATTTGCTTCATCAATATCTGGATGTATCGACTTGGCCTCATTTGATCTTAGGTATGCCACATTTGCGTTTGGATTCTGGGTATCCTTTAAATTTAATTGAATAATATATGGATTATGGGCGCCTGTGGCTAATGTATCATTATCTCCAGATACATAATAAGAAAATACCCAACGTCTTCCTGTTGGAATTTTGATTGCCCAAGTTCCATTATGAGCAGCAGAAGTAGTATCGTCATAGTAATTGACGTTGGCAAATGTCACCTCTAGGCCGGAAGGAGTAAGAGGTGACCTAATTCGTAAACTATTTCCCCCAGGAATTTCTGAGGGCGACCTTGTGGTATCAATGGTTACATTTGCCAGGCCGTTCTCCGCAATACCTCCCCCACCCTCCACCGTCATAGGATATGGTTCTTGTCCTGTACGCGAAACTTTCCCCACCCCTGGTTCGTGACCTCTAAATATGTCATAATCAGCCGGGTCATCAAAGGTAGAATACCCTCTTGAAATAATATTATCACCACGCTGATAGGCTCCAGAGACACCTGCTGCAAAACTCTCAAGATATGAAAGACCAATTGCATTTTCTGGGGCAGGATTCCAATATTGTGTTGCTGTTACAGAGTCTTGAATTGCAGGAGGAGATGTTGATAATGTATTTGAAATATAAAGAGATGCCACATTTGGAGTTCCGTCAAGATTTACTGGGTAGTCAGTAACAACCCAAATGTCACCGTTTCCAGATGCAGCAGGAACATTAGAAAGTAAAGCAAAGAACGCAAGAATTTCTCTGTCGGCTGCTGCCTGTGCGACTGCCGCAGATGAGTATGCATCGTCTGCACGGCCCTGGGCAGCAAGTGCAGCAGCATTGGCATTATACGAAGACGCAAGTGCATTGGCAACCCGGTCATCTTCTGTCGAGTACCATGCAGAACGGTCAGAAAGTTCATTAAAGGTAAATGGAGAACCCGGATGCCACACAATTGTCTGAGCAGTATAATTTGAATTATTCTGATTGTATACAAATTCAATATTATTGTTTGATGTGTTGACCCATCGGTCGCCATGCGGAGACGGATTGTCCAGCCTGTCCTTGGGAGTGAACTCTGGATCTGGCCCAAAGTATGGATTGGAACCATAGTTCGGACCATAATGATTTACAATCTTTCCGTCTGCAAGGGCCCGCGTATAATCATTGTTTGCATATCCTAAGAGATATGTGGTGCCAATTCCATTGTTTGGGGCTGGGTGCCAGTAGTGAACATCATCAGAAGGAGTATTGGCATTAGTGCCAGAAGTGTCTTCTTCCAACATGAATCCATCATACCAAATTGTGTTTCCTGAATGAATGGAGGTTCGTACAGAAGAACTTGATGACACGCCATCGGCAATAGTTAGTCTGGGCACAATCTCGTCAACATCATTCCAGGCAATTGGGGTGGCGGCTGCTCCGCCAGACGCTGTTCCTTCGGCAGTATAGACTGTGCTTAAAAGAGTGAAATTAGGCAATCCTGTGCCGTGTAAATTGGTCGGAACTTGGAGCCCTTCTCCGGGAATTGTAGAAGTATATCTAAGATCCAGAACCGCAGATTGCCGCTCCCATTTATTTTTTGCAGTAATATTTGCTCGGGCGTATCGGACAGAGGCAAGGTTCGCAGTCGGAGTTTCGGTATTTCTTAACCATATTGAAACCTCTTGCCCGTCAAAAGGGTCTGACGCAGAACTATACCAATCGGAGTCAGTATATGTCCAATATGAAAATATCCACTTTTTTCCTTTGGGAATTTTAATTCCCCCATAAGAATTTAATTGTGCCTCGGTATCCGCTCCCGGATGAGTGCCGGGGGGCCAATTTGCTCCTAGCGCAAACCCGTGATAATGTAACGACTCTTCTCGCATTCTATGTCGAATGCTTGCCCCACCAAATTTTGAATGAGTCGTGTCAATAGAAATATTTCCGGTCCATGACGGGGCCCCATAATAATTATCAATTTCAGAAATAGGATATTTAACAGATACACTATCGCGTCTATACTGGTCTTCTGGATATTCAAAAGTAGTATATGCTCTCGGCATATAGTTGGCACCCAGGTCAATATAGTGCGCTCCTGTATTTTGTGTATTTGCCCTATAGATTGCTCCTGTGTTTGCAGAACCATCTGCCTTTATTGCAAGATCGGTTTGAATCCAAACATCTCCGTTTCCTGAAGCATTTGGAATTGAATTTGTGGTCGAGGGATCAAAGAAAACCTGAATCTCTCTATCGGCTGCTGCCTGGGCGGTCGCCGCAGCCTGAACTGCACTATATGAAGTAGAGAGTGCATTGCCCGTTCTCAAGTCTTCTGTGGAGTACCATCCATCTGGAGAAGCCGAGGTGGCTGCATAATGAAAAGCTACCTGGGCAGAAGGAACTGCGGCATCAATATCATTCTGATGATAGCGGAAAACAATATTGTTGTTTGAAGTGTCAATCCAGAAGTCGCCATGCGGCTGTGGATTTGCAAGACCTGTCGGAGTTGTATTTGGAATTGGGCCCCAGGTGCCCTTGTCCGGCCCAGAAACAGTATAGTGGGTTCCAAAGTGAGTGACAATCTTTCCGTCTGTGAAATTTTGTGTCTGGACAGGAAGGGTCTTGAAGACCCATGATTCCAGAGTCTTTATTCCTTCTGGAACTGCGGTTGGTCTTGTGATTTTGCCAACAAGAAAGTCGCCATTTGCTGCGTCTGGAGTGAACTTAAAAACGCCGGTACTATTATCATACGCTTGCCACGATTCAGATACAGGTTCCCATTCGACTGTAATAAAATGGTCATGACTTCCCATGCCAGCAGGGCTCGAAAATCGCACGGAAGCACTTTGATTGGTATACATAATATACCTTGCTTCAGTAGTTTCGCCCGTGCCGCCAGCCCCTTCAAGCCTTGTGTGAATGGCCCCAGTTTCGGGAATCCCATAACCCCCAGATTCTGGATACCACAACTTTCCGGTTGGTCCGACAAAATCAACTCCTCCGCGATTGTATGCAGAAAACTCTCCCTCGGCCGAGGCGGAGGTGCCGGGCTCAAACTCCTGGGTCGAATTCTTATAGAACACCACATTGCCTGTCGCGCCCACTCCCATGATGCCATTGGCTTCTGGATACACAGGGAACGGAAGGTCGCTGGTTCCGAATGCACTTATGGCAAGAGAGTCTGCCCGCGATGCCGTTTCTCCGGCAGTCCATGCCTCAAGATAGACCTGACCAATTGCACTATCGGGAGATTGTTCCCAAGCGCCGGACCCTGGTGCCCTTGCAACATATATTGAACTTGTATTCAGCGTTGCAAAACTATCTGTATCAATCCATATATCACCATTTCCCGAAGCGACTGGTGGTGATGAATTATTAAGTGAACCAGTTTCAAAGAATGCAAAGATTTCTCTGTCGGCGGCCGCCCGAGCCGATGCCGCATTTGCGAGCGCATCATAGGAAGTAGAGAGTGCATTGCCTGTCCTCAAGTCTTCTGTTGTATACCAGCCATCTCCGTTTGTTACAGATGTCCAGAAAATATTTTGAGCAGTCGGAATTGCATTAAAATCATTCTGGTGATACCTGAAAATGATATTATTATTTCCTGTATCAATCCAGAAGTCTCCGTGCGGTTGTGGATTCGGAAGCCCTGTCGGAGTCGTATTTGGAATGGGTCCATGCTGGCCGCCATTGTCTCTGGAATCATAATAATGGGTAACAATCTTTCCATCTGTAATTTTTCTTCCGAATACAATTGCAGTCCCATCAGAGGGTTCTTTGAATTGTGACGGAGCATATACATTGTCTGGGACTTCTTCTAGTTGGAGGGCATCGAACCATGCGTGTACATTATGGGTCGAGCCTGCTTTGACTCCTGAAGAATCTACCGCAACGGCATCCAATCGAATCATCATAGAATTTAGATTTGCTGCATATGGTTTTGACCAAGGGGTAGAGTCTCCAGTACCGACTAAAATATGGGATGGGTCGGCAGGGGCTAATGAACTTATTCCATCAACAAGACCCCTTCCATAAAGTTCTGAATCATATTCAGTAATATCAAGATCGGTGTGTGTGGCATTTGCTCCCGTGAGGTCAAAATATACCCACATTCGTTCCCACTCATTATTGGCGCTGAGTCTTCCCTTGCCATTGGTGGAATTGAAAACCGTTACTATGTTTGCCGATGGGCTATCTTTGTCTCGAAGGCCTAGGGCGGGGGCAATGCGAGTTTGAAGTGCATTATTCGATTTCGCATACCATGACAAAATCCATTTTTTTCCTCTTGGAAGATGAACTGCTGGATAATTATACGAGCCTCGGGTCCAAAGGCCCTGGCGCGTAAATCGTGCCCAAACTTCACTATTTCCCGAAACCTCTAACGAATTTGTTCCAACCCAGCCAGAAGTTGTATTAATGCTTATTACAGTATCTTTAGGAGTGCCACTAAGCGAGCTATGCGATACAAGAAAAAATGGATATGGAAGATTTGTTTGTGTGGGGTCTAATGAAATATCATAATCACTCAGAGGAGCATCAAAGAGAGAATATCCTCTTGGCATAATATTAGTGCCACGATCAAATACTCCAGAGACACCCGAAGAATAACTTTCAAGATACATCAAACCAATTGCATTGTTTGGCCCATAGTTCCAGAAAAGGTCACTCCCTGCTCCAATTCCGGGAATGCCCGAAGTGGTATTTGAAACAAAGATTGAATTTAAATTCTTGGTTCCTGTGGAATCAATTGCGGTGTCTGTCTTGATCCAGACATCACCATTGCTTGTGGCAGTCGGCGCACCAATCTCAAAGAATGCAAGGATTTCCCTGTCGGCGGCCGCCTGTGCATCTGCTGCTCTCGAAAGTGCATTTGCTGCGCTGTCATCTATTATTTGATCGGCGGCAATCCTTGCATTTCTTTCTGAGTCTACAAGACCTGTTGCATCTCCTGCGGCACCATCCTGAAAGTCCCACCATCCTGTTGGCTTTGTTGTCTCGTCCCAAAGACCAGATGTTGCAGTATTGTGAACCGTCTGGGCCCAGGCACCCAGGCCTGTTGAAATATATCCCTTATGGGCTGCCGAAACAAATCCGTCTTCTGTGCTTACCTTATAGTGTGAATTATTACTAAATGCAGTATTTGTTCTATAGATATAAAGATGATTCTCTGGAGGATTTCCGAATATGTCATACCATTGGTCGCCTTCTGGATTTCTATTTAATTCTCCCGTAGAAAGAACGGCGACATTCGGACCATAAAACGGATAGACTTCTGCGGACCTTGGGACATAGAAATTAATTTGAGCCCTGTCTGCCAAATCTCTTCCTTCGAGGCCAACAATATATGCACGCCCAGTAGGATTGGTGCGGTCGCTTCTCCATGCCAGCCCCACCGTCGAACCAGAAGAAGTCTCTGTTGCAGAAGAATCGTCAAAGCCGCCGCCCGAATTGGCATACCTGAAAATTGCATTGGTACTCCACGACCCATCAAGATGCCTGCCGTAGATACTCGTATTAATCCATATGTCATTGTATGTCCATGCAACATCAGACTGAGCATTCCCATAGGTTCCACTCGTAGGAGCAGCAGAACCTTCTTCTGTAAAATAAATAACATTCTGATTATCAAGAAGCCCCAAAGATTTTGTTGCATTGGCAGACGCATTGGCAGCAAGATCATATGCAAGAATTGCCTGATCCATTGCCGTGTTTGCAGCCGTTTCGGCATAGTCGAGTACATGAGCAATGCCACCCAACAGATCGTTCCTTATGCTGTCAACGGTTACCATTTCTCCGTCGATTTCAATCTGTGCGGCGCGGCCGGACCAACGGGTTACTTGGTCGATCCCATCTGTCTGTGCATTGAACGAACTGAGTGTGGCAATAATAAAATCATTGGCATTGACAGTAAACGTGGTGGTCGCATTCTGCCCATTGTCGTAATACCATACTCCAGAAGTTGGATGTATCTTTCCTGTGTCTGGATGATATTTGGTTACTGCAATAAAATCATTGGAAACATTTTCATATCCGGCTGCCATCGGGAATCGGTTCTCTTCGTGCGGCCAGGTGCCTCCGACGAATGCAATATGTCGGGTTCCTGTATTTGAACCCCCAGTTCGCACTCCGTTATTTAAGTTGGTTACGACACCGCGACCAGTATTTGCAACTTCCCAGAAGTATCCGTTGTCTGGATGAATGACAAAGAACCTGTTTCTTGGATTATTTTCGGTATTTACCAGAGCAACAAAACCAGTATTGGCTGGAGTGGTATTGTCGGATTGTTTAAATTCTTTATTTACATGTAGATCTGCAAACAGAGTTCCGCCGGATGCCATTCCCAATGGGGGATTTATGATTACATCAGAAATTACTCCGCCCTCTGGAGTGGTTGCCTCGCGTTCGGCATACCGATAAATGTTTGTGAGTGCCCCTACTGATCCATTGGCATCCACACGGGCAACAATACAATCTCTGTCAGTCGGCGTGAATGTAGAAAACTTTCCTTCATCTTGATTGTAGTACCATCGCGGAGGAGTGCCGAGCGGAAAGGCTGCAACAAAATCTGGAGAATGGCCAGTCTGTAATGTAAATCGAGAGCTTGGTGTGCCCGCTGCCACTTGCTCGTCTGTTCTATCTGCACCCACAAATGTAATATATCGAGTCCCTGGAAAATCTTCAAGGCTTGTAAGAACACCATAGGCACCGTTTACTGTATGAAGTGTGCTGTCGTTTGGATCATTTGTTCCGGGATGGATAAAAGTAAATTCAGTATTTGGATTATTTCTCGAATTTGTGAGTTGGACTTCACCTGAGTTTGCAGTATGATTCCATTGGTTTAAATGAATATCTGCAAAAAGAATTCCACCAACCGGAATATTAATGGCAGGAGCAGAAGTTAATGCCTCTGGAGCAGTAATCGAATCTGGAGATTTCGGAGGCTGGAGAACTCCAGAAAGAATGTTGCCAGAAATATCTGTTTTGATTTTACCGACAACCAGAAAGTCGTCTTCATGTAGTCGATTGCCAGACTGAAGAGAATCAATGGAATACCATGTGTCATTTGCATGGGGATGATATACCCATCCGCCGACTGTGGGTGTTCCTAGAACATAGAGGCCATATTCACCAAGAAGAGTGTTTGCATGATACTTTTGCTGGGCACCAATATCAGAATCCCATTTTTGCGTGTTGGCCAAAAACAAAATATAGGCATCTTGATTTTTGACTACATTCTTTCCGCCAGTAAAAATAGAACCCGGAGGAGCATTTGATGCAATTCCGTTGTACTGAATTGTTCCGTTTGCAAGTGCGCTTCCGATAGATGCCGTGCCATCAACAGTATTGGCAATATATAATGACTGTGCGCTGGAAACAATGGCATCAGAATCGGTTCCTGACGTTGCCAAGAATCCGACGTTGGCCATAAGCCCGGTGGAGTTACTTTCCTCAAATGCCAATCCGTAGAGATAGGACGATGCACTTGAGTCAAGGTCTGCAAGGCTTCGGCCAGCCCACTCGGCAAATGGATTTATTCCACTTCCAGAAATCTTGACCTTGCCATCAGGACCGTAAATTTTAATGTCCGTTCCCTTGATGGTTCCGTCTTTGGATATGCTCCACCCGGCAGCATAGTCGTCGTTTGCAACCAATCCGTCTACATATAAGCCAGCCGAAGTGGGGTGGCTGGCTGGGGCAATAACCCTTGCCGCAGGAGACGAAATCATATTCTTTATGTGTGCATCATCAATTGCTGCATATGCAATATATGCGCCCGTGATTCTTCCCTCTTGGTCAATTCTTGCATCGGGATGCATAAAATTGAATGCCAGGCCATCCAGATACCAATCATAATCATCATCACCACCAATGGATGTCGCAGTCCCGGCGCCGCCACTCAATTCAATCCCGGCGTCTGCCGAATCATAAGTCTGCCCCAAAGCAGAACTTGCAATAATTTCAATCTTTAGTTTGGTAATTTCTCGGTTCGGAGGAGTATGCGCTCGCCATGCGGCGGTCTGCCAACTCCCAAGCGTATGCAAAGGAAATGTAGGAGAAATAAACGTATTTGAATACTCGGAAGCCCATGTTTTTCCGACAACAGACGAAAGGTCGCTGTTAGCTTTTTCTCTATGTGTCAGCGTGATCGCAAGGCCGGGTTCTCCTGAACCATAATACTCAAACTTATATGAATATGTTCCTTGGACAAAGACATTGGCATAAAGAGGTTCTGGAAATTCGACCTCTCGTTCCCAGACAGATCCTATGCTCTGGGCCCATCGGGCGCTATAGGAACCAAGAACACTATCCGAAGACTTTTCAACTTTATCTGTGCCGGATGTCTGAATATATCCATTGGCCACAGGAAAATTAAGTTCATCAAAATACCATGTATCAAATTTTGGATTAAATCCCCAAAACTCGGCGGTGTCCACAGACGTAGACAAAATTCCGGCAGGGACAACCAGGCCAGTGGCAGTAATGGCACCATCGACATGGAGTTTTGTTTCTGGAGCCTCAGTACCTATGCCAACTCTGTTGTCATCACCAAGATGCACCAATGCAGAATTGCTACTTCTGCTTTTGAGAGTCTTTATATTTATCGGTGAATCAAACTTGGGCATTAATTAAAACGTCCTATTTTTTCAAAAGTTGTTGAAGTAAATCTTTCATTTCACTTATTTCATTTTTAAGTTCATATACTTCAGATTTAATATTATTTAGGTCGTTTTCTTGATTTTTTAATTTTCGTGTCTGTTCTTCTTTCAATTTATGTTCATTGAATGCACGAACATTCGTAGAAACCAATGCCCCATTGTCTTCGTCCTTCATATAGTCTGGATTATCTGTTTTAACCAAACGCGACATTATTATAAAACCATTTTTATTTTTTTAAAATACGGCAATTGCTCGAAGAGAATTAACGACAGGAACCTTGGCTGGGTTGTCAGCCAAAGTAACAACCTTGATTGCAAAAGTTTTAAAACTGTCATAGGTCACCCCGGCATCTGTTGTATATGAAATTATTTCATCAGAATCAAACACATATTCATGAACTCCTCCAGAGAGATTAGATGCGCCTTCAAATGTAGACTGGGGCCCAGAGAAAAAGTCTTCGTCTGGGGTCGTTCTTGTCATGAGCTTCCATTTCTTTCGATTAATATCTTCTGCATCTTCTTCTGCAAGAACCTTATGATATACATACATACTCGACCCATAGGGTTGTTGTGCCGTCAAATAAACTCGAATGCCTCTTGCAGTCATTCCTGCTGCAAGATTGACTGGGCGAGTGACATATCGAGCCTTTGCATTTCCTCCTTCTTGACCTTCTTCGGATAAAATTTCAAAGGCAGAACCTCCGGCAGATGCAGAACCCATTGTACCTGAATTGCTGACTACAATATCTTTTGAAGTATAAAACCCCTTTCCAGATTCTGTTTTTTCAGTTCCGCCAGAGTCACACATGACAAGAGACTTAATTCTATCGCTTCCATCGACTGTCACCTTAAAATATGCAGTTTCTGTGCTTCCCCCGCCGTTCACCTGAAACCTGTCGTTGTTTTGATAATTTGAACCCACAGCCGAAATATTAATATTTTCTTTCCTTAGGCCTCCCGAATTAATTTCATTTCGTATAGGAACAATATAAGAATTTCTTGCATCAATCACAGGAGACACATCTGGATTTGTCGTACTCAACTCGAAACTTGCCTTGAATGATGCATCGCCATATGATTTTCCTGCATATAATTTCATTCTTTCGGGCATGTCGCGAGTTCCTGTGTCCTCTGTTTCAGAAAACAATGAACCAGATTCTCCCTCAATAGTCGAAAGCGTTCCTTCGGAATCCGAAGATTTCTGTGACATAATAGATCCAGTAATCTTTGTCGAAGAACGATTCGGAATTATTGTAGAAAACATATTTAATTTAAGTCTGTCATATTCAAAATGAGAATCCAAATTTGTTCCTGCAACAAAGTCCACATCTCCAATCTCAGGAGAAATTTTACTTCCACCAAAGGTGCATTGGTTCACCCTGAACATCAAGTCCTGCCATTGATCTGGGGTCCATGTTCTTCCGTTCTGTGACCTGAAAAATGAACCGCCATATTGTTTGGCATATGTTCCGCTGACCTTTTCGTAGCCATCATCATCAAATTGAGCCAATGTCTTGTCTCCAACAACTGCCTCGCCACGGGTATCTGCAATCCAGCACCGATATGAACTGTCATTCGACCGAATAACAATTGAATATTCTCCCGGTTCCAAGTAATGAGGATAATCAAATTCAAATCGCGTATATGCAAATTCATCATTAAAATTAGGAAAAGAAACTGCCTTTGCACCTTCGACCTCTACAGTTTCTGTATGATGGTCTATTGGGCTTTCCCAAGGAGGCAGCGCAAAATCTTCTACACTATGCCCACTTGCAACATGCACCTTATTTGGATATAGCATCTTGGACGCAATAAATTTTTCCGAATGAGGAAATCCATTAATGGTTGGGCGAATTTCTAAAAACACAGGAATTTGTCCTCCCCACTCTGGCTTGCTCTGAAAACAAACATCAATACTCGGAACAAATACTCCATCTGGATGTGCAATTCCATTTATTAAAAAGGTCTGTGCAATTGGATCATTATATCCATCGCAAAGCTCCCCCATCATTTCTTCTTTTGTCTTAATCAGGCCAGGCAATGCCGCCTTGATGTCTTCAAGTTCAGTAGACACCGTTGCAGTTGCTTCAAATCCCTTATAATGATGGGGCATTGATACCGAGACATTGGGAATTTCAATAGTGGAATCATCAATGTCTGTGACCACAGACACACCGGGATCAGTTATTTCAATTCCAGTAATTTCTCCGGCTGCATCAGTAATTGCATTTCCCTGGGCACCAAGAATTTCTCCTCCCCAAAAAAGAATCTTTGGAACATATCCACCTTGGGCAGAGGCGCCTGGAGGGACAACTCCATTTACATCAAAATCGTCCAGACCCAGACCGCGCCAATTTGAACCAACTCCATGATTTCCGTGGTCATCTCGTTCTTGTTGTGCGCCAAGAGGATCAATGCACTTTGTCACTCCAAGAAAGGCTCGATTTCCATACTTGACCCACCAAATAGAACTTGCAGCAAATTTTTCATCCAAATCAGGAAGACCCGAAGACTCTCCGAGGCCAGGGTCGGCAATCCCTCCAGTAGAAGCTCCAAACTGACCACCACCATGCCCTCCAAATGAAGCATTTTTATGAGCCTTAGTCCACCTTCTTAAATTATGAAACATTCCCCCGGCATGATGCCAATGTTCTTCATGCCTCCAGCTTTGCCTTCTTCCCAACCAGTCGCCACCTTGCCCCACATGGCCGCCCCATTGAGGATTTGAATGCGACCCTAAATTGCCTGCCGAACCTGCGCCAACCAATTCTTCTTCAATCGTATCCGCATCACTCTGACTCGTGGCCCACCATTTTGCATATGCGTCAATCGGGGCCCCCGATGCATCCTGACGGGCACCTGCAATCAAAACCCAACTTCCATCATTTCCTAATCTTTGTTCATGAGTAAAAAAGGATGCCTGATCGCCGCCTTGGGAATCTTCCCAATTCCACACACCCTCAAGACTTCCTCCAGACTTAGTAGACGGATCTTGATTTCTGGTCATTCCTGTCTTTGCGCGTTCCCAGTCTAATTTCGGTCTGGGGCCATATACAACCCGATACCCATGTTCACAACAGGGGGATAATAGATACCCATCAGGGTCGCCCATATGAGTAACATCAAATCCTAACCATCCTAATTTTTTAAGACAGTCTAAATGTTGTAATCTTGTGTCCGAAGTGTGCATCGGCATTGGCTAAAATCTCCTAAACATTTCTACATTTATTCAATTTGCACGCCACCGTGAATTGAATAATATTTTTCATAAATTCCTGGGAATTCATCCTTCAAGTATTGCCAGACACCAGACAATGAAGATGCCAACAATTCTTGAGTGGTTTCGCTAATTGTGCCAAATTCTCCGCCGCCCTGGACAAATGCAATCCCATGTGTATTGATTGCAGTCCATGTTCCGTTTGCGACCTCTACCCCGGTAACAACAGCCAAACGACCTTCTGTTCCATCCTCATTATTTACAGCCGGAACATATCCAAGATCTTCTGGGTGGTCATTTATTCGGAAAGCATTCAGACGACTTCTCACCTCTTTCAACATTTCCAATCTCTTCGGTGAAGCCTCAACTTCTTCTTGTTCTTGGCCTTCTGCATGATAATATGCAGAAGCATAACTACTCACCAACCACTCTTCTTTACTATACCTATCAATAATTTCAACCAATTTTCTTCCGGCAGTCCACTCAGTTCTTGTGCTAGAAGGAAGATGCAATATACCCAACTTTTCTCCATAATGATTTGTCATGTCTCCCCGCGAACCGACTTGAGTTATTCCTTGCTCTCTGTTATTTGGATTAATAGATCGCATTCCAATTGTATAGACGCTGGTTCCGTCAATGGCAGTTGAAAGCCCGGTCGAACCCTGTGCCGTAGAAACCAATTCAATAACAGGAGTATTGGTTGACCCTTCGGTATATATTAAATTGTTTGCTTTGCATTCCTGACCAGCACCTGCTCCCTCTACAATTTTAATTATTGTCTCTTTCGGAAGACCCAAGTTCTTGTCGAGTTTTGTGTCATCTCCAAAATTGTTTGGAACATATCTATGGGCGTCTGGAGACAAATGAATATGAGTAGTGTTTGAAGACGTATTTCTGGCTTGCCCAGAATAATGCCCATTATAATAATGAGTTGTTCCTCCGGTTGTCAGAGTTGCAATTGCACCAGAATTAAATCCTGTGATTGTTCTTCCAGATGCCGTTCCCTGGAAACCATGAGATTTAATATCTGCGCCGGAAGCTGCCCAGTTTGCATCATAATACCCATCTGCAAATTGACTATATTTAATCTGACCAGACTCTTCATTAAATTCAGGAACAATATATCCAATCAGAGTACCTTCGGCGGCTGTCTTGGAGTCTCGAAAGTTGGGCTCTCGGACGGCAAGAAGAACTGCATTTGCTGTTTCGGCCCCAGAGGACAATCTAATGACTTCATATGAACCATCAATTTCAGGTTGAAACAAGTCTGTTCCTGTACGAGAAAGGTAAATTTCATTTGCACGACTAAAGTATCGCTCGACTCCGACATTTTCAAACAAGACTGTTGCCTTATGATTTGGCTTTAAGCCCTCTCCGTGTATAATAACATCTCTGGAACGAATATACGGAAGAATGCCCGTATTTTTTATCATCCCATCGGTAAGGCCATGTGTGGTAATGGCGGCATCAATTTCACTTGTATTAAATTTTTGGTCTGTTACTCCTTGTAGAGAGATATTTTTTCCAACTTCTGCTGCATTCATACTTTCGTCTGAATTATGAAAAGAAGTTCCAATTATATCGTCACCCGGACGAAGAGCCCCGGAAATATCATCCCAAAAATCTGGCATTGCCTTAATTGCATTTGCAATATCGTCATAAAGAAGCTGCTGCCCATCATCTCCTTCATACTTAGGATCGGTTTCGTCAATTCCCGCAAGATTATCAAGAACACCATTTACAAACGAATTGTATTCTGGAATCTTTGTCGTATCCATCCATCGGTCATTGTCCGGGGTTACCCTAAGAGTTCCTGTAAAATTTTGAAGGTCAAATGGATTAACACTTTCTGCGTCTGTGGCTACTGGCTGAGTAATTAACGGCTTTACTGTATAGTCCAACATGACCACTTCTGGGCGAGTTGCTCGCGCTCCGGTTGTTGCAATCCCTGCCGAATGCTTGGTTTCGTCCGAATACGTCGCCATGTGTAAATTATAGGCTCCCCGCGTTCCGGGGATTCCTCGGGGTCGCATGACTCCCTTTCCAACTGCCGAACCATTTTTTAGGACATCAACAACGCCATGCCCATTAAAATTATCTACAAGAATGCCATTCTTGAAACGAGAAGTTCCGTCTGCAAAAGTAACATCCATTTCAGATGCAGCCTTTTCAAGTGCATTCAAAGAAACATAATATTCAAGATTTTCTACTCTTTTGGCTAATCTGCCAATATCTTTCATGGTATGGCGGCGAGCAAGATTTTCTTTAATTTGAACTTCTTTTGATTCAAACGTATAAGGAGGAATTTCAAGAGTAAAAAGAGTTAATGATTTATCATTGTCATCATCCTTCGGAGGATATGGATTTACAGCCGAAGTGCCTCTAATCATTTTATAATTACCATCATCCGTTACAACCAATTTATCAATTCTTCCTGAAAAATGCTTTAATTTGACAGGAGTTGTCATGGGATTCGTTCTCAGGGCCAAGCCTGCACCACCACCCCGGCCAGCCTTGATTGATGATCTTGTCGGAATTGGTGCCATCAAAGAATCTGATATGGTATCACTCGTTCGTGTATTTGAAGAAACATAGGCTCGAAAATCTAGCATATTACGAAGTGGATATGTCTTCTTTCCTCGACTGGTATATACCGGAATTTCGCTATATTTTAAATCTGCTTCAGTAAGAGTCTTAATTTTTCCGGCAACAGTTGCCCCTTCTCCTGCTGCTGCATCTGGATTGAATCCTTTAATAAATTCATCGGCAACAAATTTTGCAGTCGTGCTTGACGGAGAAGAAGTCACATCAATCAAACTAACCTTTGCATAATTTCCTGTATTATTTGCATACTCGGCAACATAGGCAGACACCCCAGAATTTGAAGTAATTCTTTGCCCAACTTTAAATCCGGCTGTAGAAACAGAACTAAGAACAATATCTGTTGTATATTGATAAGAATCAACAGAAAAATAACTCGGGGAAGTAATGTTTTCTGCGGCGGCTGCTCCGTTAAAATCAGTTCCGCCCTTTGGCCCGGACATTCTCTTGAAATGGTCAAAGATAACAAAAAGATTTCCTGTCGGAGCATCAACGTCCGGCTTCAAAATAATAGAAGCATTGTCATAAAACATGTCTCGTTGCCCGGAGTCAAAACTAAATCGAGAAGTTACATCCTTGTCTGCATTTGCAATATCCGTATTGGCAGTTGTATTATCAACCTGATGAACCACCTTATGCAATTTAAATCCGTCTGGTTTCAATAAAGAAATTCGAGAACCCGAAGTTGTTCCATATCCGTCTGCAACATACACTTGCCCTCTGGAAAAATCTGTCAAATCTCCGCTGGCAGGCACAGTAATCGAATGCGATGTATTTGCAGCAATTCTACTCTTGTAAGCCGGGCTTGCAAATTCTGCCCGTGCAGTAAATATGAGAACATACTTCTGACCAGAAGCAAAATTGGGGCTGGTAGTGACTGTAATATTATCGGCACCATCGACCACAACTCGGGTAATCTTATCAGTCAAGATCTCGCCCGTGGTCATATTGGACAGAATAAAGTTCTCTTTTATTTCGGCTGTAGAATCAGTATCCAAAGTTGTACTATATGGATATGCCTTCGGTCGTGCAAAAAATACAAAATCGCTTGCCACCGGAGCAGTTCCAAAGTCTAAGGTGGCGGCGCTGCCTCCGGCGGTCTTGACAGAACATTCTGTATAATAAACTATAGTATTACCAGCCAAGCCACCGTCAAAAGTTCCAACCGTCTTTAGCGTCTTGGTTGCCTGACGGCCCGTAGAAAACAAAAGAGCATCTTCTCCCTCTGGCGTTTCTCCATACTTATTATATTTACACTCCCCATCAACTCGATTCCCATATACTTCATCAGTCAAAAGACTTATATCCTTATCCTTGATTCCAGATATTGGATCAATGTCCCACATTTGATTTAGTGTGGCTGGATATTGGCCGACACCTGTCGAAGTCATATTTTGATTATAGACAACAGATCGAGCCTGCTTCATTGTGAGGTTTATTGTATACTTATCTCCATATTGAGGTATGTATGGGGCCCCGTCCTCTTCTAGCGGTCTGTCAAGGATAACCATTCCTCGCTTTGACCACCCATTTCGTATATTGTATTTTGTTTCTGCCGAGGAGTTAGTTCCGACATAATCAACAATAGTTCTCGGAGAACAATTTCCTACCGAAATGCTTGCGCCAATATATGATCCATTCCATGCAGCCGAAGAATTTTCATCAAGAACGAGCGTAGAATACGGGCTTGTGTTTTTGCCAGACGTTCGATGAAGTGACATCGGGCTTCCTGTTGTAGATGCTCCTGAAAATTCACCGCCCGCAATAACAATTGCAGTTGCATTTGAAGTAACAACATCCCTAAAATCAACATTAAAATTGGCATCAGAAGAACCGACAGCAGAAATCTTATCGTTTGCAGTAATTCCGTTTGGCCAGGTCGAGTGTGTATACGTTGTAAAGGCTGCATTTCCTGTTGCAGAAACATCAGTAATAATATTTGTGACGCTCGTCACATTTGCAATTGGAGAACTCTGAAAATCGCCCAGCCAGAGACTATATACATCTCCAAGCCTTCCTGCCTGTTTTGATTTTGTCGATGCCTTTTTATTGTATACCATCTGAATGGGTCGGACGGTTCCAATCAAAGTGGAGTTCCATGTGTCTGTCGTGGTCAGCGAATGATCTCTTACCAGTTTATGAGGAACACAATGCACAGAAACTGCTTCTCCGCGACGGCCCTCAAGATCGGTGTCTGCGGTAGATTTTCCGGCACCAGAACCTACAACAAAAAGCCCATTTGCATTTTCTGGATGAGCAACCGCTGCCGCTCGATCATAGACCAAAACAAAATTATCTCCATAATCATTTTTTAGATTAAGATCTTCGGTAAGAAGATCACGACCCTTATCAACCTCAACAATATTTTGATGATTTAACGAATGGCGATTCCCCTTAACATAAGAAACCCCTTCTGATAATTTTGCAACAAGTTTTGGATTATCCCTTGTTGTCTTATTTTTAACATTAATATTGTATCCCTGAACAATATAATTTCCACTCTCTTCGTATGTTCGTTTGGCTAATTCACGACCCAGAACACTATAAATCCCATCTCCTGTTCCGTCTTCGCTGACCAAAAGATTTCCAGTATCAATTCTTGCAATTTCAATAAAATTTGGAACAGTTCTTTCATCAAAAAGAACTCCCTCTCCAATCTTAATTAAAGTTGTTTCTACTTTATATCTATCTGCACCGGGCGCCGAATAATTTGAAGTATGCGAAGATGGATCAAGACTTCGCGGATCAGTTTGGTCAATGGACTCACTTATTGCCAAGCCAACGCGATATGTTGTTGTATTATTATATTTGGCAAGTTTTATACTCCCACCTGCCGATTTAATAAAAAGACCCTTCCAAAAATAAACTCCCGGCTCGACAGTAAATGAAGAAGAAGACCCATAATGTCGTTGTTTATTCTGTGAATCTAATTCTAATGTAGTTACTGTATATCTGACCCTTCCGCTAACGGCATCACAAATTCTTAATGTTTCATCTGCACCAAATCCTTCATCTTCTCCCTTTAGCCATTTAAAATAAATTGTATCTGGATCATGAAGTTCGGCAGGAATCACTCCAGTAATTCTTGCCTCAACAGCAATATCTGCTCCGCCCGATGATGCCTGAGAAGTTTTTCTAATAAGAAGGCCGGGTGTGATGTCACGAATTCTGACAGGATTTCCGTGGATGTCTTGCGCCTTTACTGCCAGCCATTTTGTATCATTCCTGTCATATATAATTTTCCCTCCCCACACCTTTGCCCCATCTTTGAATATATGCTTACCAAGACGTTCAAGTTGATTTTGAAAGAAAGTTTGTATTTGTGTTAACTCTCTGGCCTGAACTGCCCGGCCAGGCTGAAACAACAAACGATAATATTGATTATCTTCATTAAAATCATCATAATATGGATGTCTGTTAAAGTCGATAGGCATGAGATTTCCTTTTAAAATCTAACTTCTTATATTATTTAGAACTCAAAAACAAATTTAAAATTTTCTTTTTGGTCTATTCTTCTTGTAATTGGAGAAATGTTTTCATGATATAATATTTCTCCTGTATATTTAGCAAGTTGAGGATTAATTACTGAATTCACAGGTTTTATTTCTGAATTAATTGGATACTTATGAAATGCCAAATTGGCACTTGCAATTGTTGCAGTATCTCCTAATCTATTATAAACAACATCTCCATTTGCAAACTGCCCCTGCACATCCGATAATGCCAAATATTGATTCTGAGAATCTCCACAAATACTATGAACTAGGCCCGATGCAGATTCAGATCCAACCGGGTCACTCGTATTGTACACCCTTTGGTCTTTTTCAAATTTAATACTGGTCGGAGAAGCAAAATAAAGAGTTGTTCGTGCATCATAAGACGCACCATATGCAGGCAGTCCAGTAACAGAATTTATTGGATTCTTTATCAAACCCACCTGTCGAATTTCATTATTATATCCTGCAAAAATTCCTGTCTGATGATCTTTTGGTAGAGGGGTTTCTGGAGAAACAATTACATATTTTGCATTCAATTCCATCAGAGGATTATATCCATGGCCTCCGCCCGATGGGGGAATTGCAAGATCTACCAATGCACCCGTACCGTCATACAGAGAATTTGTTGTGGCATGATAATGGCCCAAAACAGAAACAGTTGCATCTGAATTTGCATAATTAGTTCCGGTCAATGCAACATCAATAGAAGTAACATTTCCATATCTGTTAACATTTCCAATTCCCAAAAATCCTCGACCATTTATATCGCCAGATACAGTCACTATCGGACCAATCTTAAACATGTCTCCATTTGCAATATTACTGACCGAAGTATTAAAAAATAAATTTGTTGCCTTGTCTTGTGAATATCCAACATCTCTCTCGACACCATCAGGCCAAGAATCAGAAATTCTCCTATAAGTCCCCTTTGCTTTTCCTGATGTAATCATGAATGCACAATTATTATAGTAGTCTTGTTGGATCGCCAGACCAGAATCTGCAATTATTTTCAACTGGTTTGTTGCAGAGTTTGCATGAACCGTTGTGTAAATAGTTGCATTCGAGGCAAGAGCAGAATAGCTGCCATTGACAAATCCGTGGCCACGATAATATGCACCAATTCCTGTACTACTGTTTGCAGAAATGGGAAGATGAAGAATCCTTCCTAATTTACTAAAACTCGAAACATCTCCATCTCTGAATGCAGGAATTACGGTTGATGTTGCAAACTTTTTGAAAGTTGTTTCTGGAATGGTATACATATATTTCCAGACATATCCATCAATTTCTTTCGTGGCTCCCAAGTTTTTGTGTGTTGGTTTTGACGAAGATGGAGAATATCCATTGTTGTCAATACATTTATATACATCTCTGTCCATCACTCCTGCAAGAACATGATAATTGGTCCCCAACTTGGTGTTTGCAGAATGATACATTTCATATTTGGTTCCAGTCAACCAATCATTTCGCTTAATTCCAAGAGAAACTTGATTTCGATTGACACGAACCAAACCAGCCATTTTGTTCCATATATTATTATGATCTGCGGGAACATCATTTGCCGAAGGAGGATTGTCTTCGTCGGCCCAGGCGGCAACCTTTCCTACATAAAGATATATAGGATCTCTTGCAAATGAATGTGCAAATGTGTTTGCGTTGTATACGCTAAACTTTTTTCCAATAAAAGATGGCAAAGAGTATGTCTCCTGACAGATGTATATTACTATTTATAATACATTATTTAATAATTAATATTCCAATTATTTGCTCCAACTGCTGTGGGGGCATTGTATCTATATGGATGCGGATGATTATTTCCTGACACATACACCCAATCTATCTGGTTTACTGTTTCGACGCCTGCATTCATATCATACCGCAAATATGTAATTTTCTTTCCTACCCATTCAGCCTGACCAGACAAGTCAAAATACTTCTCCGTCCAGACATTAAGCCCGTTGTGGCCATCATCTCCGAGATCAGGGAGGGAATGTAAGGTTTCACTATCATCGTTCTTCCATTTGAATGCATATGTGTTTGATGTTGGCTCCATTCCGGCGGCGGTCATCTTATATCTAAATCCTACCTTGTC